TGACGGCGCTAAGTACGACATATTCCGTATCGATGTTAACGGTAAGATGATCCCGCTATCAGGCGATTTTGATAACAGCTATGACGACTCGTTTAACGCCTCAGTCGATGCACTGGCCACCATGATCAAGACAGGGCAGAAAAAATTTGATGCTAAGCGTGCCAAGATGAAAGTACGCAAGACACCCGCCAGCGGGGGCGGTAGTAAGCGACCAATGAATAAAGCACAGCAGCGTAACGCCTTGCTCGATGAGATCAAGGAGCTTGATGTGATCATTCAAAACAAAGAAACCGAAAAGGCCGAGCTGACAGATCAGTTGGCCAAAATCACAGAATCCAATAAATAATGGGTGAGATCATGCAAAACAGCTACATAGTAGACGCTTTTTTGACTGGCGCAGCGTGGATGATCCTTGCTTTCTTATTTTTTGATTGTAAGGCACGCATTAAGGCGCTAGGTAATATGATGAGCAGCACCACACTTGGCGTGGCGCTATCTAAGTCCGCTAAAGTCGCGACCAGCGTTACCGTGCCGTTTGCCGCGTTCTACTTGTTTTTGTTGTGGCGTTTTTATGCCTTGATGGTAGAAACGCAGACGTGGGGTGCTGGCGGGGTAGGCTTACTGTTGATACTAGGGGTTATGGGCGTGGGGCTGCTATGGCTGCTAATGATGCTTGTTTTTGTGGCACATAGTCCGTTTGTTCAGCTGGCAGCGATTGATGACACAGCACGTAAGCGACCCATCAAAACAAACCAAGATGAGCAGGGCTGGCCATGATTGATGCTAAGAATATAAAAGACATGATCGATCATTGGTTGGCCACGCCGCCAAACGGCTATTTTGGCCAAAGCTACGGCGCGGACGTGCGCAACATGCTATTGCGTGAGCTTAGCACCGATAATGCCGATAATTTTTTAGCACATTTGCGCCGTGATATTCCGCTACTAAACCAGCTTAATGATAGCCAGCTTAGTATTGATACGGCCACCGTTGGCTACGACCAGCTGTATGTCTATCTAAGAGTTGGCGGTATTGATATCGAGCTTGGCGAGTCAACCACAGAAACGTTAGATCAGGATTACTACAATGTCAGAGCGCAATAAAATATTAGAAAGCATCAACAGTAATATCAACGACTACCCCGAAGTTGCCGAGCGCTGGCGTGCGGGTGATCCGACCGTCCGCGCTATGCTAACCTCAATCGTTGAAGCGGCATTATTTTTAAAGCGTGACAATGATGTGAACGCGATTGAGCCGTTTATTAAGTCAAAAAACCGTACCATCATTGCCGATGCAATCAATAAAGGCATACTGCCAACGGCCACACCTTGCCAGCACCTTTTAACCGTTGAAAACAACGCGCAAACCACCTTGACGCTATCGCAAGGCCGACTTATCGAAGACGGTACAGGGCGACAATGGCGCTTGCTGGCCTCGTTAACACTGAGCGCAGGTGAGGTAAAAACAGTATTGGTTGAGCAGAGCGTGATTAATCGCGTGAGTATGACTGTGCCAGTCAATGAGCCGTTTTATACCGTGTCGCTATCGACCACTGACGGCGCTTATTTTTCAGGCATTGGCATTACCAACACGACCACTGGTGAGATCTACCAGCATACGCCTAAATTCATGAACGCCGCCGTAGACGCGCCAGCCTACACCTTACAAAGTGACGATTTGGTCAATATTAATGTCGTTTTTGGGGCAAGCGATCGCGCCGGCAAGACCGTACAATCGGGTGAAGTGTACGAATTTGCAATCACTCAAAGCTATGGTGAGGTCGATGCGGCAAGCCTAGGCCAAGCCGCGCTTAGCGAGATCAATACTAGCGATGAAAGCAAGTTAAACCTTTATTTTAAAGCTGGCGATATGATCCGCGCTGGCACTAATCCACTAACGATCAATCAACTTAGATTGCTGGCCAGCTTCCCCTCAATGTACGATCGTAACGCGGTATTTATGGGTAATTTTACCTTTTTGGTTATGCAGCACTTTATGAGCCGTTTTAATTACATGGCAATATGGAATGAAGCCACCAATGAAAAATACTACGGCGCATCATTGGATAGCATCAATCACTTAAACCTTGCAGTCGTGGCCAAAAGTAATAACGCCAGCGAGAAAGCCCAGCTGATCACCGATATTCAGCAATTAGTAGCACGCGCTGATAGCTTGTTAGAGGGGCGCGTTAGGGTTAGGGTGGTGGTTGAACGACCATACCGTATTACGATCACAGGGCGCTTGGCAGCGGTGCACGATATAGACTCAGTACGCACACAGATCAAAGAATTGTTGCTGGCCAGCTATGGCAAGGGATCACTTGCCGCAATCCATCATAACGCCGATGGGTTCAATCAATTAGAGATTGCAACGCGCTTGCGTACCGACATATCAGCCTTTCAAGATCGTATTAGTGATTTTACCGTGAGCAGTGAGGATGTAGCCGCTAATCCAGTAAAGCCGCATGAGTGGGCTTTTTTGAATAACGACAGCATAACCATCAACTTAACCCGAACGGCAGACAGTGGTAACGCGACATGGACAATGTAAACTTAACAGCCAGTGATTTTTTATCACCAATTTTGCACAGTAGCGCCGCCAATGAATTAGAACGCGCCATGGCTGGCGTGTTTGTCGCTACCATTCAAGATCAAATGATCGACCAGTTAAACGATATTTACAACTACGGCGCGCCTTGGCAGGGCGGCCGTACCGTTGTTGAGCGCTTTACTAAGCTAAACGGCCTTGCGGTATTGCGGCGAGATGATGACGGCCTGAGCGATAAGCTGATGAGCATTATTTATGCAAATTGGGAGGCTATGGCCAGTGAGCGCGGCCTAGGGTTTTTGCAGTTTGTTTTAGACATGCTTTACCCGAACCAAAACGAGATCAAGCAGCTGTGGCACTCGAAAGCGCTGGCAAGTAGCTATCCAAATCATGTCAGAGAAAAAGGCGGCGCTGGATTGTTTTTAACCAGTCGCGTGCGTATCAAGATCGATGCGTCCGTAAACATTGCCGAGCTATCAGAGCTTGCGCCAACCATGACCCGCCTTGTGCCTTGGCATATTGTGCCTGAGATCGCCGTTAGCCTGAGCACGGATGACACAGGGCTAACCATGGCCGCCGCTGGCACGTTGTATCAAGTGGCCAATTTTTCACCGTACTAACCCTTATATCATAGATTGCCAATGGAACACCCCTAAAAGCCCCGCCTAATAACTTGTCAAAATAGCCTTATCACTCATTCATTGATAAGGCTTTTTTATGAAAACAAACACCCCAAGCCTAGCGGCTTACCGCAAGCAATACCAAACGATGAAGTCGTTAGGTGCTGCTATGTTGGCGTGTAACGCTGTATTGGTTATTGATGGTTACGAAAACCTATACATGCTGATACAAAACTTCCAGCGCCCAATTTGCAGCCACCATGACCCCGCTGATGTGGACTTAGCACGCGGCTTACAGGCGCACGCCGCTGGTACGCGTAAAACCAACTTTGAGAGCCAATGGACGTTTATTGAAACCGAAAGCGGCGTTATTTCACAGTTTGCAGACGACCTAGTAAACATTCATGACGGCATTATCCCGCTGGCACGCGTTTATGACGGTTTTGTTGATGACGGCGATAACATCAAAGGCTTGCGTGAATATGAGCTGATCGATTCCGCGATCACGTTTGCTGATGGCGGCGGTGAGATCGATTCAGCCAGCCGCAGTCAGATCTTACAAGTACAAGCAAGTTGCCGTTACAACTTCTTTGGTAATGACAGCAAGCTAGGCTCATCAAGCACAGACGTTTTCGCTAACACCTTAAACAGCGCACTAGGCGCATTTGGCGGCCTAACCGCTACATCCAGTTCAGACAACGTTACCATTTTTGGTTAAGGCGGCCTTGTGAGCGTTAATGATACAGACGTGAATCACGTCATTGGCACGATCGAGGATGCAGCCAATGATTTGTATGAGGAGCTTTTAACGACTGGTTATTCTTTATTGCTCAGCGATGTGGTTAAGGTTTTTATTATCAATACCAAAAAATACGCGGGGTGGTCAGGCGAGTTGCAGCATTGCCCCAAGAGCGATGAATCATGCGTAAAACCGTTGTTGGAGATCGATCAAAACACGGTTTTGGGGGTGGATGACTGGGTGATTGTTGAGCCAGTTATCCGCGCTCATTGCGATCTCGTTCAGGCGCGGCGTATGGAGGGGGCGCAGAATTTAGGCGTTCAACCCGCTGGCATGTCGTCAAGCGAGGCACGCCAGCTATACGATGATGCGGTAAGGACAATGCAAAAAGAGGCGTTTCAATTCCAGCCGTTTAGTATTGAGATACCTAAAGACGACCCGCGCTACCCTGAGACTAGCCCTTGGCTGGTATGGCAATCATAAGACATGGCCGCCGATCTACTGGCGGCCACACCCAAATAACCATTACTTTTGAGACAAACGCGTGAATATTCAGCTTGAAGATGGTAGTCAAATTGGCGGCGGTAATCTAATCAGCGCAATCTATCGAACCGACCTTGTTCCAGTGCCAGTGACATTAGAGCTGGTGGTAAAGGCTGATGATAGATTGCGTGATTTATTTACCATTGGTCGCAAGATGACCACACCAAAAGGCGTGCCGCTGGTAATTGTTAAGTCGCAAGTGATCAATGAGCAGTCAATCAAGGCTGGCCGCCGTGTTGCGGCTATTCATGTGATCGCTATTATCGGTGGCTGTGAGGCACTGCTAGGCGTGACCAATAAGGCGGTGCATTTAGAGAACACCAATTTTAATGAAGTTTACCGCGCACTTGGCGCAAAGGTGAGAATCCAGCGTGACGTTAAACTTGCCAGCTTTACTTGCTTAAAAGGGCAGTTACCAACCGCATCGATTGCATTGGCATTGCAGCGTGAGGCCGCCGTGGTATGCAACACCGAAAGCGGCTTATCTATCATACGCCTAAATGAGCTGATGGGCGGTGATGCGATCATGTTTGATAAAACCGCCGTCCAGTGGATCGACAATCCAAACGCCGTCAGGCATAGCAATGTCAACTACTTATCGATCGATGACAATGGATCGGACATTTTAGGCACGGCAAGGGCTGAGCGCTCAATACAGTATTATCCCCGCGCTGATACCCGCGAATTACAGAACCTACGCCGCATTTTAATCACTAAAGCCACGATCACCCGCCAGCTGGATGAGCGCTTGGACGCTGGCGCGATCATATCGGTTGATGATCAATCATTAGTCACGCTCACTGGTGTTCACAAGTACGAAACAGGCGCTATGGGTGGTCGCTCAGTGGCCGCAACTAAGGCATGGCTGGCACAGGTCGAGGACGCTAAACAATGAGCTTTATATCCCCTTATATGCACCCCGCCAAGCTGATGAGCTATGACAAAGTTAATCGTACCGCAAAAGTCGCTATTGCTGGCTTAACGGACGGCATAGCAGAGGGTATCACCGCTATGCTGGCGTACCCCATAGGTGATGACGACTTAGACACGGAGCGCGAATTATTGGCCGGCGCTGACGTATGGGTATTTTTTGAGCAAGGCGATGTATCAATGCCAGTGGTGGCTTTTTACCGCCGTCATGGTCAAGGCCGCGCAACCGTGGACGTGCGCCGCATACGCCAAGAGAATATCGAGATATTGGCGCGTACCAGCATAACGCTAAGCGCTAAAGACTTTATCGATTTAAAAGCCAGCAAAATAAACCTTGATGCCGACACTGTGACCATCAACGCCACCGAGCTAAATATCAATGCTGAGACAAACGCAAAAGGCGATATCAACCAAATTGGTGATTACTTTATGACAGGCGATCAGCTGATCAATGGCGGCCAAACGATCAACGGCAACAGCGTGTCATACGGCAATCAGACCATTAACGGTAGCGTGCACTCAACGGTTGATATAACCGCTGGCAATATTTCAGTGAGATACCACTATCACAGCGGCGTAAAAGAAGGCGGTAGTGATACCAGCCAATCCCAAAATTAATCAGGCGGCAATATGAAACTTTTTGACAGAATGGCAGGTATGCTCATAAGCAACCGCGAAATGAAACAGACGCGCACACCGTCCAGTATTCATGACGCAAACCATCAGTATGATGCTATGAACCAGTTTGAGCTTGGCACGTACTACAACAAAGAAAAAATACCGCGCACCCGCCAGCAGATCTACACCATGTGGGAGTTGATGCAAAAAGACCCACAGGTTGCAGAAGCGTTGAGCTTGCACGCGACCGCCGCACTAGGTGGCCATGAAACGACAGGGGATATGATCTTTATGACCCCGCATGACCGCATTAGAGGCAAAGGCCGCCGCGCAAAAGAGCTACGCGATAAGGTAGAGCGCGAATCACGTCACATGACGACCATTATCAACCGTCACATATTCCCGCTGGCACGTCAGGCGATCGGTTTTGGCGATAGCTATGCGCGTATCTATACCGACAAACGTGCTGGCGTGGTTGGCTTGATGAATAATAGACACACCGCGCCGCCGTTGATCATGCCGTTTGAGCAAGCAGGTGATACGATCGGTTTTCATGCGTTAGAAGAAGAAGACTTTGAGCGCTCAATAGCCAAGTTAACACCTATGCAAATGTTGCGGGTAAAAATGCCGCGTATCACCAATGTGCCGCAAATGTCGCTACAAGTTTGGCAGGACGAAAAAACGCTTATTTACGACAATCGCTATGACAATCCGATTTTACCGAGTGAAGTTGGCGGTTCGTTCCTATACCCGATTGAGGAACCGTGGCAAGACGTGACCATTAGCCGCGCTGGACTCAATAACCAGCAGATTGCAGACAGCGTAAAGCAAGCCTTTTTAACGATCAACATGGAGGGGATGCCGCCAGCGCAATCTAAGAAGTATAAAGAGGGACTTACCAAAATGCTTGGTAACTATCGCGAACAGATAGAAGAAGCATTTAAAGGCGGCGAGGCGTTGTACGGCACAAGCTACCACGTCATGCCGCAGTGGGGCGATAAGCAGATCTTACAATCAGTGGGGGATCTAACACAGCGCCAAGCACCACTTAACGAGGGTACGTTAATGGTCAACCTAAGACGCTTAGCGGGTGGCCTTGGTATTGATCTCGCACTAATGGGGTGGGCTGATATGCTGGCGGGTGGACTAGGCGATGGGGCGGCGTTCCATACATCAGCACAGATCATGAATAGATCTATGCTTATTCGTCAAGCAATCATTGATGCGCTTAATCACTTGATGAGCATTCACTGGGGGATAAAGTACGGTGAGCACTTTGACTCTAAAGAGTACCCTTGGCAGTTTGATTTTTACAGCGACCAAAACGCGGCGGCCTCACAAGCACTAAACAACAAGCAGAACCGCGCCAATACAACAACCATTCAGGTGCAAGCCATACAGATGATCAAGGAGCTGGGCTTAGACAAGGAGACAGCGCAATTAGTCCTAGAAGATGAAATGGGCTATGACATGGCCATGGCTGAGAAAATTGCTATCTCTATTACCACGCCACCGCCGGCTGAGGGTGATCAAATGATGATGATGCCTGATGGACAACCAATGAACCCGCCACAAGATGATGAGCTGCCTGACGAATTGGATTTTGACTATGAGGAATAATTTTTTTAATAGTATTGCCGCCGCTGCGACCAACACAGCCAAAAGCTACTTGCCTATGCAGGATCTTAGAAAAATGTATGGCGAAGTCAGAGCACATGAGATCTTGTTACAGTGCATGTATGTTGTGACGATCGAGGATATTTACGGTATTGGCGCTGGCATACCGTGGTTTACCGACCAGTCGTTGAGCTATCTTGTGACCGAAACTGATTTATCGCTAGGTAGCGCTGATGCTGAGTCGTTTCATGTTGGCGCATTACCCGCCAGCTATTTAACGCAAAAAACCGCTGATGAAATGGACATGACATTCATCGAAACCAGCACAGGCGCAATCTTTAAATCATTTAGGGCTTGCTATGATTTGGCGTTCAACAAAGACGGCACGGTAAACGTGCCTAAAGATTATTGTTTTAAGCTAAGCATTGGCTTGATCAACCATAAAAGACCGAACGACCCGCCAGCCGTCACGCGATCTTGGATCGTGTCGGTCAAAAGTGGCCGAGCCGAGACAAGCGCCGTTGGTAGAAGTGAGGTTGCTAAAGAAGCAATCACCTTTCAGAAGATGAGGCCATTGATCTTCGAGCGTTAGGCCACGGAACACCCCTAAACAGCACCCCTTAAAACTTGTCAGAATAACCGTATCTTATTAATTATTCATAGGTACGGCGAAATGGCATACACCAAACAGAATAAAGCGCACAGCAATCACTATATCACCAAGCCTGACGGCTCAACCGCCAGTCGGTACAGCCGTTATGAGACTGGACGTATCACAGGCCGCTATCGTGAAATACCAGCCGTTCTAGCGGACAGCACAGGCTTTGACAGCCTAGGCTTTGATAGCAGCGTTGGCAGCGTTGATGACCGCTGGCACGTTGTTAACGTTTTTGACTCAGTAAATACTTATATTGATAGCATTGCCGTTGGCGGCGCGATGGACGGCAACCACGCCTTGCAAATCGCCAAGTCACAGCTAGACAGCTTGGGCGGCACTACTTGCCAGCTAATCACCAACAACGCCATGCAGTTTGACGGTATGGATCACGACCACGCATGGTCGATTGATGCCATTAATAAGCTGATGGATAACCCCTCGCAAAACAAGAGCTACCTACCAGTAATCACCGCGCCTGAATTGGTCGTTGAGGCTGAGCGCGTCACGTTTGATAGCGTGCAGTGGGATAGTAACAACAACCTAATCAGCCATGGCGGTAAAGACAGCCGCTTGTATCTTGATCTTACCCGCGCTGATACCCGAAACGAGCTTGTCACTGAGTTTGACTTGGCAGACGCGTTATTTGACATGGACGCACAGGAAGCGGGTTTTGATGCGTTGATGGACACAAAAAGTCGCTTACCTCTACTAAAAGATCGTTTATTTAAAGCGCTTAGCCAAGCAGGTGATGAAAGTCTATCTGTAACCAATGTAACGCAAACCAAAGAATTTAAGCGCCAAGGTGTGATTAATATCGCGTTTGTCTTTGATTTGTCAGACGGCCAAAAGCTGTCTATTTGGTTCCACAAGCCGCTAGAGTCCTCATCCAAACTACTACCAAGCGACTACATGGTGTCGTGGAAGTGGATGTTGAATAAGCGCGATGTAACCGCCGCATTATCACCAAAACACGGCGATAACGTGCAGTTGCCAGCGCTGGCACGCCGTATCATGCGTGTGGCCGCTAAGAACTCTAAACGCTTTAAAGCCGCGCAAGCACGCAAGGCCAAGGTTGAGCAAGAGTTATTGGATGCAGAACAAGCAATCGAAGATAAAAAAGCCACGATCAGTCAATTAGACGCTGATATTGCTGATATTAACGCTAAAATTGATGCTGCTATGAAAGCGCCCGACTCAGACACAGTTAATGAGTCAGGCTTGCAAGCTGACGAGCCAGCGGACGCGCCAGTAAGTACGACAGCGGCGACCGCCATCCCCGTAAGAGAAGCGCTTGAATACGTCAAAGCGAATATCTTTGAAGGCAAAGATGATCAAGTCTTAATGTATGTCACCGATAGAAGTACCGGTGAGATCAAAGAAACTAAGCTAGTGAAGGCGTCGAGCAAATCAGCGCAAACGCGATGGTCAAACAATTTTGTCAATGATGATACGACTGGCTCAGTCTATAACCAGTCAATCCCTAAAACCAATAGCAACGCCGCCACCTTACTTGAAGACCTAGGGTACAAGATTAATTATGCCGATCCTGAAGGTTTCATTGATGATCAATTCAAAGTTGGTGACGCTTACCGCTTTATTGATCCTAACGACGCTAATGACACGGGCAGTGTCTTAGAGTTTAAGAGCTGGGAGGGTATCAACAGAGGTAACGACGAGCCGATACTATCATTTTCATCGTTTAGCGGCGCAAGTGGCAAGAGCTTTAAGCTTAGCGAGATGCAAAAACTTGTTGCTGACGGTGCGGCGGTACTGGTAACAGACTCAGAAGCGCAAGAAGCCAAGGATTTTGAAACCGAGCAGCCGGTATCGGTGTATGTGAACAGTAAAGGCCGTGAATTGGTAACAGTGACGTACAGTCATGGTCAATACAATCTTAAAGGCAGTGGCTTTATGAATGGCGCTGACGATGAAGCGGGCGTGTTAAAGATTTTGCGATCTATAAGAAAAGACAATAAATCCATGAAGTTGAAAGAGGGTAAAGAATTTTTCCCCGCGGGCGATGACGGTAAAGAATATCCGCCGCTTGAGTATGACGCCGAAAGCAAAACAGTTACCGCTTACATGAATAGTAAGAAAAAAGATAGCTGGACGGCCATACCTAAAGACGATGGCGGCTTTACCGTGTACGCCGATAACGCCCAAACTCGCGCCTACAGAACCAGCGCACCGAAAATGTTTGATAACAGCGAAGATCTCATTGCCACTTACCCCGCGTTTAGAGGTATCGACGCATTATTGGCCAAGCATAGCACTAGCAGCGATGACGTAGACTACGCGGAGATCGATGAAAGCGAGTACCCTGAATTATTCCTAGATCGCAACAGCGATAAGCTAAATATTTTAGGTATCGGCGATGACAATATTCATGTAGGCAACCAAAACCACGGCGAGGACAGCTATAGCGATCTATACCATATCGACACCGGTATCTTTAAAGATATGACACTAAACTTTACGGATGCCGTGTGTAAGGTAGTCGATGCTTCCATCGATATAGGTGCTGATGCGGTTGTCGGTGACTATACAGCAACAGCTTATCAAGATTCAATGTTCGATGACCTTAACAGCAAATCCAACCCCACTTACGGTATCACCGTGCAGATCTCAAAAGATGGTGCTTACTTGCGCGCCGAAGTCGATGCTTATGGTGAAGCTAAGATCTTAAAAGGCATGAGTGGCCAAGACGTTGTTGCAACCGTAAAACACGTATTTACCGATAATACCGGCGAATACAAAACAGCGATTGAAAACGCATTAGACGCACAGGCGGATCAAGATATGGACGATAAAAAAGCAGATGACGATATGAGTACAACAGACACGCATGATGTACCTAACACAGCTGAGACAGCGCCAGCAGCCAATATTAGCAACTCAGGCATTCCCGACATAACCAATGCAGATAAAAGCAATGCCTTGGAATATGGAGAAAAGCTACTTGATTTTGCAAGGGCTAGCTGGGTTCCGTCTAAATCCTATGATGATATTGATGAGTGGACTAGCGAAGAACAGACGGCGGCGTACAGAAAAGAGAAAGAGTTAGTAGAAGCAGAGTTTAAAGAAGTTATCCGTCTTTTTGGTGTTCTAAAGCAGTACCGAGCCTATAAAAAGGATCAACAAGAGATTCAAGAAATGGCAAATCTAGCAAACAGAGCTTACCTAAGCGGCTGGCGTGGCAATCCGAGTAAAGGAAGTGAGATGAATCGGTTTTTCTCAGCTGTTGACAGAAGAAAACAAATGGAAATTTACAACGAAACAAAGGAGTGGAATGCTGTTAGTGAAGATCATGTATTCCCACCAGTCGAAAAGATAGGCGATGACGAGTACAGAGCTTATCGAGATAGCGATAAAAAAGATCATTGGACAGCCAAACACGTTAGAAGTGGAGATTGGGAGGTTGTTATTGATACTGAGCGATCAAGAAATATAAAAGGCGTTAGTACATTAAGACTTTTTAACAGCATTGATGACATTATCAATGAATACCCAGCATTCAAGGGCGTTAAAGAAATTATTGCAGGCAATGATAAAACTAAAAAAGATGACACGCTGGATGATCCCGATGCGTTATTTGCTGCATTTTTTAATGAGTTTTACGATGAGGTTATGAATAGTCAGCGTCCAAAAATACAAGGTCTGCGATTGTCAGCCAATGCGGTAGATGGAACCAATATATCTTTTGAGTCTGGAAATGGTAAGTCTTACAAAATCTTAGGATCAGAGTACAACCCTTCAGGTAAAAACGTAAACCTTAATTTGATTGAAGTTAAAGCCAACGGCGCAGGTTACACCTCTCAAAACTCTATGATATCGATTGTTGCTAGTACCAAAGTGACAAAAAATTCAGACTGGATGGAGTCATTGCGATCTAAGAAAGAGTGGCTCATATCAGAAGTTTTTGACGTACTAGACATAGATTACCAAGAAAAAAACAAAGCCGACACAGTAGCGGAGCCAGCCACCAGCGCCGCCGCTAAGCGTATTAACGAGATCGAGCAGCAAATGAGCGCCGCTGATTTTGACCCGATGACCGTTGATACTGACGAGCTAATCGACTTGGTAGATCAGGTCGAGGGCGATGTGGAGCTTAGCGCCAAGCTAGACTATCTCAGCACGACCCTGCAGCAAAAAATAGTTGCCGTCAGCATGAAAGCCCTTACCGATATGGCTGGCGCGTAATGCTGGACGCACCAGCCAACAACAAAGGCCAAAAGCCTAGCGGTAAAACGTTAGGCAGCGTTTGGCGCGAAAAAGGCTTAAACAAAAACCTTGTTGTAAAAATTAGACCAGTTGTAGAGGGTAATTTTGAGGGCGGCCAAGGTCAGCAGACTTATAGTGTTGATACCAGCCAGCCTACGGTTGAATCTATTTTTGAGGAAGCTGATTTTTCCATCGAGAGCCAGTACAGCACGCCTTTTGAGTCATCAAACCCCGAAGGGCGCTTACCTAACCTGATGGGTATGATCCAGTCAGGCCAAATCAACGCCGCTTACTACAGCTTATTTGCGGTAACAAATGATCCAACTGGTGTGGGTGCTGGGATTGCCGAACTAGGCGCGGCCGCCGCTGAACTGACAGGCGTTGCTGATGCGTTGAGCGAGTCCGAGGGTAAATTACAAGGCTTGATGGGGCGCTCAAACTTTACCAAGTTAAACAGCCGTCAGATCTTCACGTCTGCTAGCTCGATCCGTATTACTGGCAGCTTGTTTTTTGAAGCGTGGGCTAACGCAAAAAGTGAGGTAGAAGACGCTTTACAACAATTACAAATATGGGCATCGGCCGCCGAACTATCCAAGCAATCACTATTGGTTAGCGGGATAAAAGACGGTTTTTCCGAGGCCATGTTTCCTTCAATCATTCCCCCATTGGTACAACTTCAATACGGCGGCAAAACCTATAGCCCCATGGTGGTTGAAAGTGTATCAGCACCAATCACAGCACCTATGACCAAAGACGGCGACCGCATTGCCGTTAGGGTGCAGGTTGTCTTCTTATCATTGACCGCATGGGATGCACAAAACATTATCAACACGAGGCGCTAATCATGACCACAACACTAACCATTCAATTATTAAATGAAAGCCTGAGCTTGCCTGATCTCAGTATTGGCGATGCCATAGACATTGCACAAATACCGTCAGGCTTTAATGAAAAACGCCTAAGCGCCTTAATTGGCCATTTAAGCGGCGATGCAGCGTTGGCAGGTCGATTAACCGCGCAAGAGCGCTATTACATACTGCTAAACCATCAAGCAACCACGAGCCACAAGTACAACGCTGATGACGCTGGCGCGAACGATGAATATATGATCGAAACTATCCAATCAGACGTACCAAATGAGGTGCAAGTGGGTGAATTGATTATCAACCATTTACGCGGCGCTCACGTTGTTGTTTTAGAGGGGATTTGTGAAAACGTGGCCGAATGGCTTATGGGGCAAATGGCGTGCCAGCTTAGCGGAAATCTAGCCAGCATTATTGGTGGCGATGACGTTGTATGGGAGCCAGTACCAGCAACCATGACCGACAGCGAGATCAACGCCGTTATTCAAGAGCGTTTTCGCTTCATTAGCGGCCTATCTGCCACCAGCGCTTTTAACGATCTTGTCGATGCCTATAGTAACGGCGCACACCAGCTGACGCATTTTGTCAAATTAGGAAGCGACAATAAAGGCTTAACCGTTATTAAGTCAGGAGGTGACGGCAATATGGAGCCGTCACGATTTCACACCCTTGACCATTTATCAGGGGCAGCCGCAAGACTTGCAACATGCCTTGCTTGAAGACGCATTTACGATGGTGGAACACGGCAAAATGAGCTTGCCCGAAGCCCTTAAAATAGGATTGTCTTTTATAAAGCTGTATCGAGACTCACCAAGTTTTGAGCGCGTATCAAAAACCATTGAAAACGAGCGTATTTACAAGTCAGGCGTTATAGATCGTTTAAACGCAATCATACAGGTAAGCCAAGCGCGGCGTTAATGGAGAAAGCACAGAATGAATCACCGCATAGAAACAGCAAGGCTTGCGCTGGCAAATATAAGCGGCGGCAGCGCAACTTATGTGGCAACCGCATCAAGCGCCGCTGGGCTAAGCCAACAACTCAACCAAACCCATATGTTCTTATATTTGGATCTACCGATTTGGATATTTTTTACGGCGGCATTTTTACTGGCAATCGTTGGATCGTTGGGATCTTTATATATTGATGTGATGAGGGAATCTAACCTTACGCTCGCTCAAAAATTTATCAACTTGTCATTAGGGTTTATAACAGGACTGCTAGGCGCGTTCGTGGTCTTGCCAGCGTTCACCGCCGCGCCGCCAATGCCAGTCATCCTACTAACGTCATTAGTCACATCGTTTGCAGGTACGGTTGTTATTAGAAACGTGGGTGATCTTATTCGTAATGAGGAATTGTGGGACGCGGTAAAAACGCTGGTGATAGAACGCCTAAAAATGCTGTCTATCGACCGTGTTAAAGAACTGCTAACACTATTTTTCGGAGGTCGCAAATGACCCTTATTAGCTATCTATTCAACTGGCACATAATCAATGGCGCAATGCCGTTTTTTGGGATATTAGCCAGCGCTTATATTCTTTTTAGCAGGAAGACTTGCACCGCCAACAAAGCCATATCTACAGCGCTATCATTGAGCATTATTCTATGGCTAATGCTGATATGGGCTGACTGGGGGAGCGCTGTTTTTACGCCGTCTTATCAAAGCATGTGGGCGCGAATACTGTTATTGATCGTGTCCACACTCATCATGTTTGAGTTACGCCGAAATACGATAAACAACCAAAAATTAAACCGCGCCAATGCCAGTATTATAAAGGAAAACCAACGCCTCAATACGATCAACCAGCTACTACACCAAAAGATTAACCAACAACAAGGATTAAACAATGAGTAAGTATTTAACCAAACCTCAAATCGTGGCCGCCGCCAATGATCTTGACGTGGAATATGCGGCGCTAAAATCCGTGCTTGAAGTGGAGTGCCGTAGTAGCGGTTTTTTCAGCACAGGCGAACCCGCGATCTTGTTTGAGCGCCACGTTTATTGGCGGCGTTTAGGTGATATCTACTGGTACACCAAGCGCTTGCAGATCATGGCCAAACACCCACGCGTCTGTAATAAGTTTAGCGGCGGCTATGGCAAGTTTAGCGAACAGCACGACAAGCTAGCGATTGCAGCCAGTTACAACCGTGACGTGGCGTTAGAGTCTGCTAGCTGGGGTATCGGTCAGGTCATGGGCTATCACTGGGAGAAACTGGGCTATCCATCGCTACAGGCGTTTATCAATGATATGTATGAAAGCGAAGCCAAGCAGCTAGAAGCCGTGGTTCGTTATATCAAACACTTCAATCTTGATGGGGCTTTACGCCGTAAAGACTGGGCGGCGTTCGCTTATGGTTATAATGGCAAGGATTACGCCAAAAACAACTATGACGAGAAGCTAAAACAGGCTTACCGCAAGTACGCATAGGGGCTAACCGTGGACATTAAAGACAATCTTAGCAAGATCAAGGAGTTGCAGAAAGCCACCGCCGAAGTACAGGCGGCGGCCAATGCTGTGAGTCGTATCAAAGCCAGCCAGCGCCTAATTGAGCTTTTAAAGAGTATGGGCGTTTATGATCAAAACCAACATGACATTATAGGCGAAGAAGATGAAGCGGACGACGAATACAGCGACAACACTAATGATGAAAATTACCGTTATGCTGATACTGGTTATATCGCTGGGAGTCATAAAGAAAAGGCTGCTAAACGCATTAAAGAGCTAGCCAAAGATGGCCATACCGTCAAAGATACCGATATCGAATGGGATGAGATCGAAGCGGACGCCTTGTTTGCTGAGGACGTAATCAAAAAGGCTAATATCTTAGGTGATATCGACTATCAAGCCATGAAAGACGCGGGCGGCGATGCTGGCACGGCGTTTATCATTCAAAAAGTATTTGCTTCTATTGCGCCAAAGCCGCATTGGGATATTCTCGAATTTTTTGAAAAAAGCAATACAGGTAAACGCATGATACGGCCGGTTAGTCACGGCGATCGTGAGCGTATCTATAAAGACATTGAAAGTAATGTCGCTGAGCGGCAAAAGCTGGCACGTAAAGCCTATGTTACTGGGATCAATACCCTAAAAGATCGCATTATCGGTATCACTGATATCAAGTCATTGGTGGCCGAGCTAAAAGAGATTGCTGAAGAAATGGGCGGCACTAAAGTCAGTGCTGAGGACGCCAAACGTTATAAAGAATTAGATCAAAAACTAGCAGACGCTTTATCTTCCATGAAAGAGCGATCCGCTAAGTTTGAAGCCGAGTACAAAGCCGCTGAATCTAAAGCGGCGGACGAAATGGATATGCCAAAGAGCACTAAGCGGCGCGGCACGGCCATTCCCGATTATTATGACGGCAAGTTTAAGCCATTGGTAACAAAAAGCGCCTATTACCACCGCCGCCAGTCTATGAAAAGGTGGCTTGCTGACAAATACCCCGATATCGGCTTCTCAGGGTTAGAAAATAGAAACTTCCCCGCCGTAACAACCGTTAAAAGTATTATGGCCTATAAGAATCTATTAGATGAATTTGATCTTATGACGTTGCAAGCTGGATTAAGCGGCCTTCGAGATCCAAACGCTAACCTTGCATGGGTGTCACTTGGCGAACGCTTTTGGAATATCATCGAGTTTACGTCAGGATCTTTTGTTAAACACGCCAACATGGCGCTAAACAAGCGTTATGACGACTGGGCTTTAACCATCAATGAGGGCGGCGCTGGCAAAGGCGGCGCTAAAAAAGGCAAGACCAAAACCACGTTTGAATTGGTGGTTGCTGACAAGATCGAGAGAAAGGGCGGGCGTGAGGTCAACGTAAGATCGACTGAAGAGTTAAAAGATATGTTCGGCTTCCGTGATATCCAGTCCGGTAACTGGGTGCTCAAAGACAAGGCTGTCGCTAAATTTCACGTTGAAAATGCGGCGGCGGCCATGATGGATCTATCCGACGTGGTAGGGATTGATGCCAAGTCGCTAGCGTTTGGCGGCCGTTTGGCGCTGGCACTGGGCGCGCGGGGTAAAAAAGGCGCAATGGCTCATTATGAACCGGTTGCGCGCGTGATCAACTTGAGCAAGATGAAGGGCGGCGGTGCACTTGGCCATGAGTGGTTTCACGCTATCGACAACATATTGGCCGAGGTGATGGACGTTGACGGCGGCACTAGCGCTGGCTTGTTTTTAAGTAAGGATTCATCCATTTTAGGCGATAGCCCAATAAATGCCGCGTTCAATAAGCTACGATCAGCGATGCTAGAGGGTGATATTCGAGCACCTGAATCGTTTGAGATCACAGAGTCTCTTGTTAGAGCCGCTAAGCTAAACCTACCTGACGGCGATTATTTAGGCAAGTTACAAAGAGTCATTAAGGACAACGATGCCACGCAAGCGGTGATCGAGGTTGATAGAATATTGACGCGTAGTAATGGCGGCAAGCGCAGCAAAAATCACAAAACATGGCGTAGAATAGCCGCTGCCTATCACAACCAAGACAAGATAGGCGAAACAATCACGCTAAACACTGGTGAACCGTCATCTAGTTTTTATGCTGAGTCAAAACGACTGGACGAGGGTAGATCTAAGCCGTACTGGTCAACCACGCTCGAAATGGCAGCGCGTGCGTTCCAAGCCTTTTTAGAAGACAGCTTAAAGGCGCAGGATCGCCAAAACGACTATCTCAGTTACGGTGCTAACAATGCGCTATATAAAAACCATAACGCTTATCCCGATGGGGCGGAGCGTGAGAATATCAACGCCGTCTTCACTGAATTGTTTAAAGTAATCAAAGACGAACGTATTTTTGAAAACGCCATGGAAGATGAAGCCATGATGGATGCCATTTTTGGGGCAAAAAGTATCTTTTTTGACGAAGAACAGGCAGCCATTAACACGTTGTTTGGTGACAACGAGTATCACTGGTAAGTTTAAAAAACGGCAGCCTAGCCAGCGTTTAGCGCTAACCAACCCCGCCAAAAATGGCGGGGTTTTTCATTGGAACAGTGTAAAAGTTGCTAGCCGTTTACTTGTCATAATTGGTTATTGCTTTTTATAACCAATCGGACAGCATTTATGAAAACAGATCAAACGCCGTCAGGCACTAAAGCCAAGTTTAAAAACATTGCCGACCTACAAGCCGCGCTTGCCAAGTTGCAAGGCGCAACCAACACAAAAGACCGACTAGCCGCCACACAAGGCGTTGTCGATGTTTTGAAAAGAATTGGATCGCTGAGATCGATAACCATTCAAGAGGCCAAAAACGGCAAACTTGATGACGATCATGACACGCCAGCACCAGCCGCCGAAAAAACGCCAACCAGTGATATTGTTGATCGTACTGGCATGGTTGAGCTGGCGGGAACCAGTAAGCGCCAAGCAGCCAATAATAAAGCGGTCGAACTTTTGGCCAAAATCAAGGCCGAGGGCTTAACCCGCGATGATCTATCATCTGAGCAGATCGAAACGCTGGCGGCCTATACTGGCAGCGGCGGCGGCCTGATCTCAAACAAGGGTAAACGCGGTAGCGCTTACGAGTATTACACCCCCAAAGCCGTTGCCTCAAAAATGTGGGAATTGGCCTCAGAAATGGGCTTTACTGGCGGCAAGGTACTAGATCCGAGCGCTGGTACTGGCGTTTTTGCGGCCACCAGCCCTGAAAGTGCCGTTATTGACAGTATCGAGCTTGACGAAGTATCAGGCGGCATTGCCTCGATCTTAAACGATGGGGATCGCAGCAATACGGTTGTATCGTCTTTTGAGAAGCGCAACGAGCTGATCGCAGATGATAGTCTCGATATGGTAATGACAAACGTGCCTTTTGGCGACAATAAAACACGCGGCGAGCACAAAATGGACGATGACGCGTACCAAAATGAGAGCTTAGAGACTTACTTTATCTTGCGTTCGCTTGAAAAGATTAAGCACGGCGGCCTTGCCGTATTTATCACGCCAACGTCTGTGATCTCAGGCAAAAAAGGCGACAAGGAACGCTTGCGCAAATTGACCAGCCTAAAAGCTGAGCTGCTGGGCGCGTACCGCTTACCAAACAAAGTATTTGAACAGACAGGCGCGGACGTAATGACGGATATCATTGTTTATCGCAAGCATAGCCGTGAAGCGACCGATCAAATCAACGCGCTGTATGAAGCTGGCGATATGGACACGTTGGCCAAAACCAAGGTCATGTGGGATGAATATATCAGCGGCGCTTATTTTAAAAACCCAATCCATAAAGCTAAATTCATGTTGGGTAACGAAGTGCAAGTACCAAGCCGTTTTAACCCCGAAGAAATGGTAACGGCGCTAAGCAACCCCAAACCAACGCCTGAGATCATGAAAGACATTAAAAAGTTTGGCGGTAGTCGTATTGATTGGGAAGCACTGGGCGCAGCTGAGGCCGCTTATATCGAATACAACAACGGTGACGTGATATTCCAAAACGGCAAGCAATTAGAGTACCAAGACGGCCGCTGGCACGTTATGGCCGCCGAGCCGACCGACAGTGACCGTGAAATGCAGAAGGCACTTGCTAACATGGGCAGTGCGATCGAAATGGTTGTAGCTGGCATGACGTTTGACATGATGGATCGTGTGAACAGCTACACCTTAACGACTGGCCAAGCCGATTTAATCCCGCGTGCTGCTAGATCTTTGTTTAATCGAACCCTCGTTGTCGCCCCTAAAATGCGTGCCGCCGCGTGGAATTGCGTTATCGCAGCACAAGCGATAAAAGACGTGATCGCCGAGCAAGATTATGGCTATGACTTCATGACCAACGAGCCGGCCTTGACCAGCTTTATGAAAACCGCCTTTTTGGACGGCAAAAATACCAAGCTGACCAAAGAACCAAAGCAAGACTTTAATTTTGTCAAACTCTACTACGATAATGGCAAGTATAACGCGGTATGGCGCGGCCAAATTGATACCGAGGTCGAAGTTAAGGACGAGGCGCGATCTTATACAAGCCTTATTGCACGTATGCAGTATGACAATAAGAGCCTATATTTAAGCCGTGAGCAGTTGGCCAAAGTTAACCCCGATACTGACCCATTAACCGATAATGAGTGGTTTATCAATCATGACGGCAGCCAAGTTATCGCCGCTAGTGACTTTTTGACTGGCAGCTTATCGAATTGTTTGGCCAAGATTGACGAGCAGATCAAACAAGCGACCGACAGCAAGATCATTGCCAAGCTAGAACAGCAAAAACTATTTGCGACTGAAAACGTAACACGTATCAACTTGCAAAGCGTGGACTTTGACTTGCGCAGCCCACTAATCAGCGCCGAGGACAAAGTACGCTTTTTAAAGCAGTCAGTGCACAAAGACGCGTATATCTCGTTTGATGAGTACGGCAAGGGCACGCCTGATATTGACGTAAAAGGCGGCAATCTAAGGGATGAAGAAAAGCTGTATAACCGTATCGGTGACTGGTTGGCTAAGGGAACCGTGACCACTGGCGGCGTGACACTTAGCAGAATGACCGAGCGTGAAGCGCTGGACTGGATGAGCGAGCAAATTAACGTTGCTAACGTCAAATTTAGCAGCTGGGTTAAAGCCAACGACAAGCTAATGGCCAGCCTTGAGCGCACCATAAACCATAACGACAACCTATTTTTTAGCCAAAACAGTGATGAATCACCAGTCGAAATCGCTGGCATGAACCCTCAACTCAAGTTGCATGGCTATCAAAACGCGTTTGTGCGCAGCCAAGGCCGACATTTTGGCGGGATTAACGGCATGGGCGTTGGACTTGGTAAGACGTTTTCGTCATTGTCCAGCACGCAACATGCGCATAATATTGGCGCTAAGAAAAAAACTATTTTTGTTGTGCCAAATAGCGTGCTGTCAAACTGGCGTAAAGAGGTCGATTTTGCCTATACCAGCACTGATGACTGTTTGTTTGTTGGCTTGCGTGAAAAGGGCGACCAATTCCGCGTCTATTCCAACAAGTATGATGAAGATCTACTAAAAGCGGTCGATAGCAAGTACCGTAAGATTTTTATGACTTATGAAGCGTTTAAGCGTATTAGATTGAAAGATGAGACTATAGCGGACTATGCAAGGTACGTTAAACAAAACGATTCAGCCTACGCTAATAAAGACTTGCAAAAAGCCAATGAAAAAGCCAAGGGCATGATTGCTGAGTTAATCGATCGCCTATCGATGGACACCAACGCGCCATTTTTAGAAGACATGCGCGTTGATAGCGTGGTGATCGATGAAGCCCATGCGTTCAAAAACTCAATCAGTGCGCCCAATACAGACAACCGTATTAAGTACCTATCACAGCCCCAAGAGTCAGCACGCGGTGAGGACGCACAGGCTAAGTTATTTTACATACGCGGCCTGACCCCAGCCAATGACGGCGTGCAGCTGCTAACAGCAACACCTATCACCAACAGCCCCTTGGAGATCTACTCTATGCTATCGCTGGCTGGCGGTCGTGACACAGTAAATAAAATGTGTGGCGGTATTGTGGGTGCAGACGACTTTTTGGCCGTTATGTGCCAAATTGAAGAAGAAGTCGTACCAACGATTGACGGCAAGACGCGCTCACAAAACGTTTTTACTGGCATTAGAAACGCGCAGATCTTGAAAAAAGCGGTACGAGCCAATGCCGTGATCAAGGACGCGCAAGACGTTGGCATGTCGGTTGTTATTCCCGAACGTGAAGAATTGGCAACCTCGGTCAATTTAGGCAAAGAGATTGACGGCCAGTTAAGAGAATTACAAGATGCGTATGTGGTAGCGCGTCAGATCGAGGCTGAAAAGCTGGACAATGAATTAAAAGACCCAACCCATCCACAAAGCCCATACAATCCAAAAAGCCCTTATAGCATTGTTGCTGGCAAGTACGGTGAAACCAACGATCTAATAGCACACCCATTCAACCTGATCCGTAAGATGGACGTAATGATTGCCGATGCTGAGTTTAGCGAGGGTGTGACGTTTTATGACTTTGACGAAAACCAACAGGCGATCGCTGAAAAGGTAGTGAACCAATTTAGCAACGGTAGAAAAAAACACACTGATGAACGTTCGCGCCCTAGCGCATACACTGCTGAGGAAGACGCTAAACCGATCTATAAGAAAGAAGACGGCGAACAGGTGCTAAAGGGTTATAAAATCGCTTGCAAGGCTAGAATTGTTATCCACAAAGGCCGTTCACGTATTATGATTGACACAATCGAGAGCAAGTTTCAATCCAGTTTTGAGGCTATGGCCGATAAAGCCAAGCTAAATCTTGATGTTGCCGTGTCTGCTAAAGTTGCGGCCTTGCTTGAAAACTTTAAAAACGAACAGGCCAACCCGCGTGGGATCAGTAACGACAATACAACCAGCAAGATCGTTAAGCAGATCATCTTCTGTGATCACTTATTTTTGCATAACAAGATCAAGCGTGTTTTAATCAAACGCGCTGGCGTGCCAGCTAACAAGATCGTCATCATTACAGGACAGACAAATAACGATCCTGACAAAATGATCGATATTCAAGACGGTTTTAACGCGTTTGGTGCAGATAATCAGTATCAAGTGGTTATTGCTAACAAGAAAGCTGAGGTCGGTATCAACTTGCAACGTGGTACGCAAGCAATCCATCATTTAACGACTGGCTGGACACCCGACAGCTTAGAGCAGCGCAACGGACGCGGCGCACGCCAAGGCAACAAGACAGAGAGGGTTAAGATTTTTCATTATGACGCGGACGGCACGTTTGATGAGTTTAAACGCACCATGATCGACAAAAAGGATGAGTGGATCACCAGCGTGTTATCAGATGAAGACACGAACACGATTGAGGTATCAGGCAGTATCACCCGCGCTGAGCAAGACGCGCTTATTCGTTTGGGTGGTGATCGTGAGGCCATGCGTGCGTATCAAGCCGAGCGTGACGCACAAGAGGCGCAAGCGCGTAAGGAAGCCGCTATCAAGCGTCATAAAGTCAATATGCAAGTCGTTGATGAGCAAACCAAGATTGTTAAAAAGCTCAAGATAGATGATTTTTATGAGAACGCTGTAAAAGAAGTCGTTAACCTCATTAAAGATAATAACGTTGTCTATAAGAAAATACACGCTAACAAAAGCAGCGCCAGCACCAAAGCAAACAGCACCAAGCGTTACAATGCCACCAAGTCGGTTATCCTCGATAAGATCGAAGAAATTTTTGATAACGTGAAATCACAGGCGGTAAATAGTAATTGGGTAGCAATAGAGAGTATCAGTCCTTATCGCGCCACTATTAGCGCTGAGGATGCCTATGATATCGTGCAAAACAACTTAGGTCGCGGCGAAAATTTTGCTAATGATAATAGTGGATCATGGGCGGTGCATTTTGCTCGTAAGATTTTAACCCATGGCGCTAATTTTGATAGATCCAAAACTATTATCAACAGCGATGGTATTTATCAAGCCACGTATGATGAGATCAACACAACGGCTAGAAACCTCATTAAGCAAGCGCTACTAGCAGCAAATGAGTTGGCCGATCGTGCTGGCTTGGCTGGCATGACGATACCTGACGATGCAGGTAATTTAATTGCTGACGGTAAAGCGGTTATTCATGATGGTTTTTTCTTTATGGCTGGCTCGATTGCAATTAGCGATCAGTGGTCGCCAGTTAGAAAAGAGGACTTTTTATTTGCAATTAACGATAAATTGAGAGGCCACGCACTAACAAGCCGCGTAGATACAAGGGGCGTAACCGTTTATCAAAGCCCCGAAAGCTCACCTCAAGGCATAAAAGCAAAAGCAGTTATTCATCCAAACACGCCTGAATACCTAGAATACGTTAAGGCTATGGCTAAGATTGAAGATGAGCACTACGGCGCAGGGCAGTTAAGCGAAGCCGTTTACAGTAATATCATTCCTCAAGTTGCCGAATATAGAGATAATAGTATTCAACCGTTGTGGCATTTAAGCCCTAATTTAGCTGGCCGTCAGGTTGGCTTATCAAATTGCGACTTCTTGGTGATGTTGCCTTATGAGGTTTTGGCCGCTGGCACGCCGTTTGCGAATAAAATGCTAAGCGACTATAGCGCCGCTGGCATTAGTATTGATCTTGATAGCAAAACTTATCAAGCGACTAACGACAAAGTGCAAATTAACGCCGATCAATACGATACGCAAATGATCCACGATCTTTATTACAGTTATGTTGGTTTAATGATTAAGCATAGCGGCGTTAAGTTAACCGCTGACGATAAAGCGCTAATGGGGCAACCTCAGATTATAGCTGAGCTATTAAAGGAACCAGCTGATCAGTTGATAACCGCGCTTAGAGCCGCCGCCGACAGCATTACCGAGCGCCAAAGCAATCGAGTGTTAGAAGATATGGTCGTTAAATTGTTTGATGATCTTATTTATAGCGATGAATATATGAGCGATGAGCCAACAGCCGATATGAAGATTTATACGCTAGAATATGTTTATGACGAACACTTAAACCGTCAAAATGTTTTAGATGCCGTGGACTTCTTACGGACTGAGAGCAGCAAAAACATTGCTGAGGCTAAAGTTAAGGCGATGGGCTTAGAGGCAAGCGCCGCTGGTATAAAAGACAGCGACACGGTTTACGTTAGCGGTGATACCCAAACGTACTATAAAACTATCAAGGCATACGGCAATAAAAACGGTGAGAAAGCAAGATATCAAGGCAATAAATACCAGTCGTGGGCGATGAGTTTTAGAGCCTACAAAGAAATGATAACCGCTAGACCTGAATTGGCTAATCTTTTACCTATGAGCAAAACACGATAAGGAATATTTATGAATTATTTATATGATCCTGATTTTCTATCGAGAAAAACAGCGGCCACCAAAAGATCACTAGCAGAAAACCAGCCAAATGCAGACTTCGTTGAGTTTGCCGCTGGCGTGATCTATGATCGCCTTAAAAAGAACATACAGCGCTATAGAGTGTATGGGATGTACTGGTGGGCATTAAAGGACGTTCTAGCGCGTCAGGGCTACGATATGGGCGCAGAAACCGATGATGATATGGCTGCCTTGTATAAGGGCGCTGACGATGCTGAAACATTAGTCGCAGCCGATCTGTTTTATCTTGATATGAGTAGTCAAAAGCCGGTTGATAATAATCGCTGGACGATCGACAACCGCCGCGATGATTATGTTTTGTATGATGCAGACATGGAAGAACGCAACAGAATTACCGACAGCTCATTTTTAGTAAAATAAGTTGCATAGTCATTTTGGTAGTTTTTGCGTAGCGCGAAAAAGGCGCTATAATAAATTCATAACGTAGGTTGCGTTATACTCACTCCATAGTATCTATTGTTATTTTACAGTAAGCAAAAGCCCATCCCAGTGATGGGCTTTTTGCTGTCTAATGAACGCAAATTAACGCAAATGAACGCAAGGACAGATTATGAGTAGTGAAACGATATTAGATCAAGTTAGAGAAATGGTCATAAAAGTAACGGCAGCAAAAAAGATTGATGACGAGTATGAAGCATACAGGATGCAAGATCAGGGCGATAGTTGGGATCAAGTACGCGAGCAGTTAAGGGCTGGCTATGAAGTATCGCACCTTGTAATGAGCCACGATATTTATCAAAAAATATCTCAGGAATCGCTAGACAGGGCACTTAGAAACGAACCTAACCCGCATTTCTTTTGGGGCTTGGCAGTCGAAGTTGATACCAGTCTGCCTGATAGCACTTTTGGCGTAGTGCTCAAAAAAAGCGACATAGTAGAGCCTCGCAAACGGAATATGGTACAACACATGATTAACACACATACAGCACACAGAACCATAAGTATGATTGATATGCCTTATATTTAAAGGCTTTGAGGGCAACTATAAGACTCCCGCCATCTCCACCACTTATAAACAAGCAACAATAAACATCAACGAACATCAACGAACATTATTTACCCTAAACCCCTTACAGCTTATGGCTTTAAGGGGTTTTTTAATGCCTAAAACAGACATTAACGAACACTAACGAACATTGACAAGCATCAACAAACATCGTAATAATGCACACAGAACACACACGGCCTTACACACAGGAATTGCAACTATGATCACTAAAGACAGTCAGGTTAAGTCTTTAAAACCTAAAGAAAAAAGGTACACTAATGCCGCTGGTGACGGCTTGTTCCTTGATGTTATGCCAACTGGTAAGAAATCATGGACGGTGGCGTACAGCAAGAACGGTAAACGCACACGAACCAAGATAGGTACTTATCCAGTATTGTCATTAAAGGATGCACGCGTATTAGCTCAGGATCTACAACGTCAAGCATTGTTAGGTTATAGCGATATACTGATGAAAGATCTTGTTAAGGAATGGTTATCAGTTTATAGCCCTAACTGGACGAGTAAAAAATATGAAAAAAATGTAATTCATCGACTAGAATTGGTCACAGAGCGCATAGCTGACGTGAAAGCAAACGAGGTGACACGCTCGATGATCTCGGATGAGATAGGGCTAATTGTAGGCAGGGGTACGATAGAAACGGCCAATCGTTGCTTGCGGCTTATTAAAACCGTCTTTGATTATGCCGTAGCTAAAGAGTATGTTGAGACCAACCCATGCACATTGGTTAGCAAGATGATACCCGCTAGAAAGGTCGTTAATATGGCCTCATTGCCGATCAGCGAAATGCCTAAATTTTGGACAGCGCTTAACTATATGGACATGGCTTATGAAACTAAGCAAGCAATAGCGCTTTATAATTATCTTGCTTGCCGACCAAGTGAGCTGGTAAAGGCGCGATGGGATACTGGTGAGTTTGACTTAGATAAGGGTGTTTGGATTATCCCAAAACACCGTATGAAAATGCGGCTTGAGCACATGATACCGCTAACCGAAAAACCATTACAGATACTCAGAGATCTATACGATCGCCGCATTGATGATGAGTTTGTTTTTAAGAAAAAAAATAAGCCTTGGGAACACATGCCAACAGAAACGCCGCTGGCAGCGGTAAAGCGAGCTGCTGGTAATGGTAAGATGACAACACATGGTTTTAGATCGCTACTATCAACCAATGCGAACGAGGCCAAACTAGCGGACGGCACGCGCATGTTTCATGAAGACATTATTGAGCGTCATTTAGCACACGTACCGCATAATAAAGGCCGCGCCGCTTATAATCGCGCTAAATACTGGAATGACAGGGTAAGGTTGATGGAATGGTGGGCGGCGATTGTTACGCCATGGATTGAACCTGAATCTTGATCAAAAAAAATAGGGTATGCACTGCATACCCCTATTTGGTGTTAGTTGTTTTCAACCTCAACTTCTTCAACCTCTACACCGAATACCTCTCTTTTAATGCGATTTGCGTCGGCTCGTGTCCAAGATTTGCGGTCAGCAACCCACCGCTGCGGCGGATTTTCGGCCATATAATTAGCGATAAACGTTCGCTTGTCAATTCCACATTCTTTTGATAGCTGTGTCAGTGATACCCATTCAATAGGCATGGTAGTCTCCTATGGTTTCAAGATGATTGTTTGAGCAGACGGCGTATTTATCATTCATCGGTTAGCCTCCGTATTAAGTCTTAATAGACAGTCACATATATTTTCACCCTCTAGCATTGAGAGATAATCCGTAGCGATAATTTTTCTAAATTCATGAATATTATTTTCAATAATACCGCTGGTATTGGCGGGGTTATTCTCAGAATAAGCGCGGGTATAAATAACCTCATTAGACATCGATATATCTAGTACCTCTATAATTACCTTATGATTAAATCGATCTAACCAGCGCTGGCCAATACTAAAGCCGCTAGCGTCATATTCCTCTTGTTTTTTGGCGTAGTGGACGTTTAATATCCAATCGTTTGCGTCATCGTGACTGATAAAACCGTGTCGCTGATCCGACTCATTAGTAATGCGATTAGCCCAACGAACGCTTAAACCATTTTTTTTGTCCACATAGACCGTGTAGAAGTGAGTAGGTGACATAGCAACGTTGCCTTGTTGCCAGTTAAGCGGGGTTAGTTTGTCTGCGTTATCGATGGTTGATCCTTGTTTGCTTGTGTTATTGCTCATACTTAAAACCTTTTAATTGCTGGCCGTCATCGAGCGTGACGGCTCCTTAAAATTTGATTAATCAGGCTGGCTTGAATAATGCCTCGCCTACATAAGCATCTATAGCCGCTAGATTGAGATTTTTAGGGCTGGTTATGTTTAGCACGTCTTCCGATAAATCACTTCTTACTACCAGTTGCCTATTGCCGACAAATCGATCAATCTTGTACTTACGTCCTTTGTCATAGTTTTTATTGCCCTTGGTGCACTCCAATTCAGTGCCAGTAAGCACCGTTTGAAATTCTTTTAATAGGTAAGGATCACTAATATCCTCACTGATTAGGTAGAAAAAGTAACCGCGACCTGACTTAGTGGCAGCCAAGTCTTTTATTTTTTTACCTTTTTCTTTACCGAACGTCATTACCGTTGGTATGCGTGTCATTTCGCTAAACTCATAAAGCGACTGCATATCGGTTATACCAGCTTCACGGCAAAATATGCGTAGAAGACGAACACAAAATCTCACGTCATGCGCCGCACTATGGGCGTTTTGTGCGTGCTGTCTTGCATAGTCATAGTCAAAACGGTACAACAGCGCCGCTAACTTATGATCTGCATCAGGGTAAAGGTGACGTGCTATTGCTAGCGTGCATATTGACTTGTATTTGCTGGTATCAACGCCTGAATTACGTGCAACTTGCAAATCATAGTCAATGTTATGGCCAATGATATAAGCCGCGCCGTATGGCATGTGATCTAGTAATACCTTTTCGTGGCTTTCTGCCGCCTCTAAGTCCTCGGGGCATATACCAGTAACCGCCATTGCGCCATAACTGATATCACGATCAGGGCGGCAACTCTTGGCGTATGCGTCCGTTGTGGGGTTCAAGATACCCTTATTGCTAAAAGCAATCGAGCAATAACCAATTTGAGTTGCTTGCGCGTCAGGGCTTGCGTCAGTGGCCTCAAAATCAATAGCCATGGCTGGCAAGTTTGAGTTTGATTGCATCATAAAATTCCTCTCTATTTAGTTGGCAAGCTGACTGCCAGCGGTTAACTTGATACTACCGCATGAGTCGGTGGCAACGTACTGATTACCCGCGATAGGGTGGCCATTGGTACTGATCGTGATCTCGATACTGTCACCATCAATCACTAGGTCTTTTAACGGCACACCCACGACCAATTCCAGCAAGTCTTCTGCGCTCATTGCGCCGAGCGCTTGCGGATCAACGAGCGTACTTTTAACAGTCTTTCTCGATTTTCTTGCTGACAAAAAGGAAGTCGCCGCAATGATGGTTGCTATGGCTGTGATCAGCGCTAAAAAACTGGTATTCATTATTTAATATCCTTATGCTTAATAAGGCGGCCAAGCGACCGCCTATTTTGGCTTACGCCATTTCTTGTTGATTGTTATAGACGTTGTATTGACCACCATCATCAGCGATCACCTCTGCATAATCATTCGGATCAACCGATTGTGTGTTTTGCTGCTGAGCATAACTTGCTTGCTCGTCTTTTATCACTTGCGCGTCTATTGTTGCCTTTAGTTTGTTTTGATAGTAATCAAAACGACCCGCTGGTATAAGCCTTACGTCAGGTATAGCCTTTTTGATATTGGCAACAGAATTGGGATCGGTAACGCAAGCAATCATCTTGGTTAAAATATCGACCTGCTCGTCATCGATATATTGAATTTGCGGCTCAGGTTGCGGCTGCTCGCTTGGCTCCTGCTGCGGGGTTACATCCCGCGCTTGCGTAAAGTCCTCAACCTCGTCTTTAGTGTAAATCCCCATCATGACTTCGGGCGCGTAAAGCCGACCAAAAAAAGCGGCGGCGCGATACTTCGCCATTTGCTCAGGCATAGTTGGCCATTTGCTGCCCCGCTTAAAGTACCAACCCTCTTTGATAGCTAGCTCCAAGGTAATAGGTGACGACTCAACCCTATTACCAGTCTCCTTGTCGATCGCCCACGCCACGCAAGAGAAATCGTTAACATTGGTCGTTTTGGTAAAATATTTCTTGTTTCTGCCATAGCCGCTAGTCTCTTGGTATTCGATATTGCGATTGCCAAGATCGGTAAATTCAAAATTTAACGTGCCAAACCGAACGCAAGAGTTAATACCCGCAATGATGAATGTCGAAGACCAAGCGGGTCGCCCCTCTATGAGATAAAGGTTTTGCATAATCATTAGGGGATCTGCGCCCATGCGATTAGACATATTGAGTGCGACCAAGCAGTTAGCGACCGCGTTGGGGTTGTTTATGTGTTCCTCTCTATAAGTGTCACCCCAGCCTGATTTTTTCACTATCACAGCGCGGTATGCTTCGGGGACGATGTTAGAATTGGCTAGCATGTGGGCGGCCTTAACCACCTCGTTGAAGTTGCTAAAATTAAAAAGCCCAGTGCCAGCGGCTTGCGTTTGGTTGTTGGTTGTCGTTAACTCACTCATTTTATTTATACCCCGCTATCTCACCGTTAAATATCTTGTCCAACTGATCGTCAGTTGGATTAATAAAGATCGTCGCTGGCTGGCTGTTGCGTTGCCCTTGTGCCAGCCTGATTAGATAGCCTTTATCGACCCCCTTTTTTGCTCGGGCTGGCTTGTCTGCCATGGCTTCAAAATGAGACTTAATAGAAGACACGCGTTTTTGCATGACAATAGGGTCAGTTTCACGAATAAATTTAAACGTATCACCCTTGGCGCTTATCAATGATTGAAACTTAGCGGCAATAGCTTTTTTGTAGCTTGGCTTTAAATGTACTCGCAACCACATACAGTTAACAAACTTAAGGGCGCTATCACCGACATTGCCGTCTTGATCAGCTACGCACGCATACATAGATGGGTTGCAATTTTTATCGTAAATCATGACTTGACCAGCAAAGCTACCGTCAAAATAACGGCGCACCGTGGTCGTGTTTATCATTGCGCGTACTTTCACTTGTCACCCCCTAGGCCTAATAGGTAGTCAATTCTTTCATGTGCTTGTTGCATTGCACGCTTAGCCTTTTCAACGCCAAGCGTTAAACGATCCAAGTCTAATTCTTCTAACTTTTGCTCCAAGCTGGCAACCTCACCTTCTAAATCCTCTATCTCGGATAGCAAGTCTTCTCTGCTTTTGTCGTCTATTCTTTTTAAGTCATCAGCACTAAAAAATAAGCCTTTGTTGTTGCCGCTTCGGTAAATAATCCCCAGCTTATCCACTTGATAGGCTAGCTGATAAGCTAGCGTGTCATCAGGGTTATCAAGTAGTGCATCAACCAACTCAGCATCATTCATTATGCTAATAGGGCGCAGTAATAGATCACTCATTGAACACCCCCAGTAGAAGCGTATCGCTTCATTTCTGCCAGCTTTTCGTTAGCGTACTGATTTTGCTTTCTAAACTCGATGAGAGCGGGGCTTTCAAGATCGGTTCGAGCATTTATGGTTGATGTGGCTATGTCTTTTTCAGCTTGGCTCATCACATAGCTATTGCACCCAGTCACATTGCCAACCGTTGCGATGATCGCGCCAACGGTCAAACCAACGGCAACGTGCCGAATATATGATTTAAACTGGCTTGCCTTGGCTGGCGTGTCAGTATCGATAAACTGATCATCGGTATCACCTGCCAGCAACTTAGCTGGCGAATAACCCATTTCACGTAAACCATCCCAGCCTATATAGCGGATATACGATCCAGTTTCGGCATCGGTTATGTCTGCATACTGGTCTTCCAAGTGAATGTTTAAGCGCTCATTGCGTCCAAACTTATAAACAGCTGGCGTGTAGCGCTCAGCTTTATTGATTAGCGTTAGAATCTGTGTCATAATATTTTTTCCGTTGAAAGTGTTTGACCCCTTTTTTGATTCCAGTCAAAAAAGGGTTTTTTATTGTCTAAATTTAGCTGTGGTGATCGATACACGCTTGCTTAGTATCAAAAACCAACTCAGCCCCTTTTAACCCCAAGTCATCATTCATTCGCGCTGCGTGCCTGACAAAAGCGTTTTCATGGCCTTTCATCAGCATGTGACCAGCACATTGCTTGCGATCTCTTAATGTACCGCCAGTTGTTTTGTGACAGATAAATGAATCAGCGTTTAAAATCTCAGTCATGCGATCTTCACCAAGCCAGCCTTCTAGCGTGTCTTTTCTAAAAGGACAGTCTTTACAGGGTGTTTTAACTCTAGGTATTTTCACTTTTCACCCTCGTTCATTTGCTTTTCGGCCATTGCCGCCATGTCTTTATCAGATAAAGACTTGCCTTGTTTTTTTGGCTCATTGACTGGCGGGTTAGCTGGTTGCTTGCTAATTTGCTCGCAAAAGTCCATTGCAAGATCAAGCACCATTTCTGCTATGTCTACCTTAAAGACACCTGACTGCCCCTTTTTCTTATCCGTAACCTGAATGATCAGCCCTAGACCTTCACCCTCAACAGGCATTTCCTTGCTTACTTCAACTTCTACATGATCTGCTTTGGCTGAAAAAAAACCTTGAGCTAAAAGAAAACCAGTATCAGGCTTGATCGCTTCAACCGTTGTGGTTAAAACAGCTATATCGTTTTTAACAGTTACTTTTTTACCAAACATAAATTTTCTCCGTTGAAAGCCAAAATGGTTTTTTTTGACTTTGTTGTTGCGATTGCAAAAGAGTTGTTTTTTTAAATAATTTCGGCTGATTCGTCACCATCCGATAGTGATAAGTTTACTAAACGAAACCAAACAAAGCAAGTATAAGTTGCCAAAAAGAAACTTATTTTGATCAGGCAATAAAAAACCCGCACAACGGCGGGCTTTACAGCGGTTTACTTTTTTAAATTATTACCATCTTTCCATGTTTGACCATTCCCACACCCAGCCTAGTATCTCTATATCATCCATTTGCTCAGGGGGGACTATTTCATCTTCGTACTCAGGATTATGGCTTCTTATAAGCAATCCGCCATCAGGTCGCCAGTATAAATACTTGGTACGCCTCATAACCCCATGTCTGAAACAATATATCTTACCGTCTTTGATCTCTTTTTTGCTAGCATCTGCGGTGCATCTAGCGCCGTCCGATATTCGATCGGACATACTGTCACCATCGTTTATATAGCTAAAAGATTGTGTGATGCTTGCACCTGCTTTACGAGCAGATCTTTTGCTCATGCGTATTTTTTTATCAGTCATTTCTTGTATTTCGCCCTCTTTGTTACCCGCTGTAACTAATACTTTATCGTAGTGACTGATTTCAAATTCGTCGTCATCTAATGGGGTGCTGTCATCCCAGCCTAAGACCTCAGAAGTATCATCGCTTGTAGAAGTTTCTTTTTCTTTTTCTATACCAGTCAGCAACCATTCTGAGTCTACATCTAAAAATTTAGCAAGTGCTATTAAGTAACTTCCTTTGGGCGTGTTTGTGCCTGACAGCCATTTAGATACCGTGCCCTTGCTGGCTCCCGTAACCCTAACAATATCCGCTTGCTTGCTATCGCTTGCTGCCAATCTACTTTGAATCCTATCTGCTACCGTCTGCATAATCAGCCCTCCAGCCTATTTATAGTTTCTTAGAGTAGACCAGACTGTTGATTTTTGGCTAAACTTATGGTTTACTATCGGAAACTTTATGTTTATTTAAGGAAACGTTATGGACATAGACTCGATCCATAAGTATTGCGGCACAAAAGCTGATGTAGACCTCAAACCTTTCTTGGGTGTGAGTAAGTCAACTATAAGTAAATGGCGTGCCAATGGCATACCCGCTGAGCGTCAAGCCATATTTGAATTGCTGTCTAATGGTGCGCTTAAAGCTGATCTAAACGAATTTAAGTTAGAACAGCTACAGACCAAAAGTGGCGTACCTATTGAGCGTCAAGCCATATTTCAAGCGCTATCTAATAGCGCTACGAAAGCCGATCTAGCGAGTTTTAAGTTAGGACAACCTCGATCAAAAAATGTTTCATCTAAGCGTCTGTAATAAATATTACAACAAACTATCATCAAAAAGAACGTACAAATGCAAGGAAAAAATACGATGCGCAATCCAATGGATATTATTGATGCGGCATACAAAACTGTGCACGAATACCCACACGGCGGCAGCGCTGCATTAGCAGCACGCATGGGGTTTAAGTCAGTAGCACTGCTTAATAACAAAGTAAACAAAACCGCACCCGCGCACCACCTCCGCTTAGATGAGGCGGTAAGCATTATGGAATTAACAGGCGATCATGCCATTGTGCACGCGATCGCTTACCGTTTGGGTGGGGTGTATTGCGAGATCAATACTGTGGAAACGCAGAAAGAAGATTTGATTATGACGGCGCTGTCTGCATCTGCCAGCTCAGGCGATGTTATCCAAGAGCTTCACCACGCGCTTGAAGATGGACAAATAAGTTGCGACCAGCGCATTACGCTACTTGCCAAGATCCAAGACGCGCAAACCGTACTACAGTCATTGGCTCAGAGTGTCAAAGATAAGCACGCTATAGACAACCCCCATGTGGTTGCGTATCAGCAAGCAAATAGCAAAGCACTGGGCTAAAAATCACCATTTTAACGGACAAAAAACTATGAGTATCGCAACCAAAAAAGCAACCATTATTAAAGAAGATAACAAGCCTTATTCCTCGTTCAACGCGTATCAGCGACCCAAGCGCAAGCACACCAGCTACCACAAGCCTAAAAACGTCAGAGTTATAAATCTCGACCCTACCGATGATCCCGATCAGGTATGTGAGGCGTATCGCCAAATCAGAATAAAAGAGCAATACAAACGCATTGCTAAAAATGAAGCGCGTTTTGCTGAAAAGCGCCGCCTTGCTGAGATAGCAGCTGAAAAAGCTGCCGCTAAAGAAGCAAAAAGGGAAGAAAAAAGAAGAATGGGGGCTGCTATGGCAGTTAAGAAGCGTAGAGAGTCGAGCAAGTCTGTAGCAGCAAGACAGCGCCAAGCGCTTATCTCAAAAATATTAAAAGCTGGCAAGCCCATAAGTTTAAAAGCCAGTGAGATCATAAGCGGCGACCAAAAAAGCACCGTCAAGGATTTTAATATTAAAAAGGAAGTGGAAAAACTAAGAGTCCATGGCCACGACATTGTATCGATAGTCTCAGCTGGCAGACAGTGCAACAGAGCTATATCTATTTCTTTATTTGTGATTGATGACTTTGAGCGACCGACCGAGCGCATAAACGAGATCTACGCAGCCAGCCAAGCCGATGCTAATAAAGTGATTATTGAGGCTTTACAAAAAGGTTTTGTTTTAACCGCTGATGACGTAAGAGCGTCCGCATCAGCAGTTAGAAACGCGATCTATCAGCTTAGGCTTGAGGGCTGGCCGATTTGTACCATCAAGAATCGCGCTACTGATGATCAGACGCGTGGCTGGATACTGCCTTGTGAGGCAAACGGCTTGCAAGCGTTTGTGGCCGAATGACAGGCAGTAAAAAGCCAGCGTGGGGCGCTGGCTAGTATTAAACAACTCGAAAGAAGTTAACAAATAGGATTATATCACATGCAACAGCTTATGCAACAAAACACAGATAGCATGATGAGCAGCCGAGAGATTGCGCAATTATGCGGAAAAAATCACTCTCATGTCTTGCGAGATATTAGAGAAATGATTAAGCAAATAGGTAATCCAAGTTTGGATTATAAACAATATCAAACACTTAGCGATGATATTGGCCGTACCGCATCAATCAATTTAAACAAAGATCTAACCATGACTTTGATCACAGGCTATCGCGCCGACATACGTTATCAGGTGATCAAACGCTGGCAAGAGTTGGAGCAGTCAGCCGCCGCACCAGTTATGCCAGCGATACCGCAAACATTTTCAGAAGCCTTGCTACTTGCTGGATCACTACAGCAAAAAATAGAGCAAGACGCGCCCAAAGTTGCTCACTACGACAGTATCGTTGACCGCCATACGCTGCTAACCGCCACACAGGTTGGCCAAAAGGTAGGCGTGTCAGCTACAAAGCTAAATATCTTTTTGGACACGCTAAATGTTTATAACAAAACCGTTAAGCGTAGCAGAGTGTTTAACACTTGGTTTATATCAAAAGGGCTTGGTCAGTTAAAGCAGGTCAAAAAGGGCTACGATCAGCCGCTATTCACGCTAAAGGGTGAGGCATGGGTAGTGAGTCAGTATAAGAAAGCGGAGGTGGCTTAATGAGATATCACGGCCGCATTAACTATGTTAAGTGCTACGAATGGGGTCTAAGCATGGCTCAAGGGGCGTTGTTTGATCTCTTGAATGAGTCAAGCTCATGGGCGAAAACACACATTATCGGTGACGAGGTTTACTACTGGGTGTCGCGTAACAAGGTGATAGATGAATTACCGGTAGCTTATACCAAGTCGGACACTGTTTACAGACACTTAAAGCTACTGGCTAAAAAGGGCTTGATCTTTTATCGCAAAGAGGGTGTTAAAGATTTGGTGATGTTAACCGAAAAGGGCAAGACGTGGAACGCTAAAATCAACTCGGATTCAAATCCGAATAGCAACAAAACCTCGGATTCAGATCCGAATAGCTCGGATTCAAATCCGAATAAACTCGGAAATAAATCCGAAAATACAGGCAAAAACTCGGATTCAGATCCGACAGATAAGGATACCAGTCTTAATAAGAATACCAATGATAAGAATACTAATGATAAGGGTGCTGATAAACCTACAAAGAGTAGAAAGAAAAAGTTAACTGAATATCCTGATGACTTTAAACCTACCGACAAGCAAATAGAAAAAATGAATAAGTATGGGATCGACATACCTTTATTTTTAGAAACATTTAAAAGCGGAACAAAGGCTAAGGATATTCAGTATAAGTGCTGGACTAGCGCACTTACTACTTGGATAAACAACGAGATCAAATTTAATAAGCTCGTTCCAGTATCGGAAAAGCGATTTAGCATTGACGATGAGGATTGGAGTAATCCAAACGCGCCAGCTAGATACCAGCAGCCTGATACATACCATCCTAGCCACCAATTAGATAAGCCGATGATTGATACTAGGCCAAACCCGCTAGTTGCAGATGACTGGCACTGGAAAGAGCCACTGCCAAACATGAGCGTTCCTGAGACTTACAAGTATCTCAAGGCCAATCGCAAGGCTGGCGAGACTGAGAAAAAGGCTTATGACCGTTTATACGCTGAAATGCAAGGTGGGGCATCATGAACACAGTAGTAAAAATAACCGCTTACGACCCGCTAGATATGGGGGATGATGATGTTGATGGTCTTGATGCAGGTTGGCACGCGGTAAGCGCTAATCATGGTGATATGCAAATACTGTGTAGCGGCTTTTTTTTCGGTGATGGTGCAAGCGGTATCGAGTATCAGCTAAAAGAGCGCAAGCGCGGCGGTATCACATGCTGTGAGTGCTTGCGGTTAATCAAGGCATACAAGGCGGTGAAGCTATGAGTATCAAACCACTAATGAGGTATCACGGAGCCAAGTGGCGCTTAGCCCCTTGGATTATCAGCCACTTTCCACAGCATCATTGTTATGTCGAGCCTTTTGGTGGTAGTGCGGCGGTACTCATCAGTAAAGAGCCATCGATACGTGAAGTCTATAACGATAAAAACGATGAGATTGTGAACCTGTTTAACGTGATTCGATGCAACAACATGCGTCCTGAGCTACTTAGACTGCTACATATGACGCCATATAGCCGTACTGAGTTTGAATTTTCAAAAGAGCATAGCGATGCACATCGTGATTCGCGTGGAAACATCATACCGGGCGACTCTGCGGTAATAGAAGCCCTTAAACTACTGGTACGCGCTCAGATGGGCTTTGGCAGCGCTGGCGCGACACGTGGTAATACTGGCTTTAGATTAGATACAGCACGTGGCGGAACCTCTTTACAGTCGCTTTGGTCAGAATTGCCGGAAAGGGTTTTAGAAGTCACTGAGCGCTTGCGTAACGTCATCATTGAAAATACCGATGCTTATAACGTTATCAAGCAGCACGACCGCAGCGACACACTCTTTTATCTTGATCCTCCGTACACATTGGACACGCGCACTAATACAGACAGCTACGGCAAGTTTGAAATGCGCGAGTTTGAGCATGAGCGCTTACTCGATCTGACTCTAAAATCAAAAGGCATGTTTGTGATTAGTGGTTATGACAATGAGCTTTACAACGACATGCTGAACGGTTGGACTAAATCATCAAGACAGACAGCTATCAGTAGTCGCAATGGTAGTGGTAAGCGCACTGAGGTACTTTGGATATCGCCTAATTGTGAGCAGCAGCAACCTGACATTTTTGATTTCTAGGAGGTAAGCGCGTGAGTAATCCTAAGCATAAAGTTATTAAGGCGCTTGATCAGCCAAAAATTGAGGTCGATCGCGGCGCGCATAAGTTGGATAAGTGGCTAGACAGACAGCGCGGGATCATCGAGCAAGCGGGCGTCGATCATAAGGCGGCCAACCCCGACAGATATTTTGTCGCATTTGTCAGGCTCGATATGCCGAGATCAACCGCACCTGAGCGCGTATGGCCTAGATCCATCAATGAGACTTTTTTATTTGAGCAGCCTGATATGCCGTCACTAGACGATGTTGTTGCTACAGCTAAAAAAGCATGGGGTATTGCGGACAGGGTTGAAGTGTTGAATTTTTATGAAATGAATGAGGTGGATTACATGGCGTTTCTTGGTGACGAGTCGGGCTGGACGGTGATACACGAATGAAAAAAGATCCAACCGACTATACATCAGGCGAGCGCAAATTTGCTGATTTAGTAGCAGCGCTCAAAGCTGGCAAGCCGAACGCCTATACGTACCGCGTAAATAGTGCAGTCACCGAGGACGGCGATTTTGTAATAGGGCTGACATACCATAGAGAGCGCCGGTATTACTCAGCCAGTGCGATTGAAGTTGATGGGGTGCGAGATAACAGCAAGTTATGCAGTTGGGATGCAGAGGGCGGCGCGTTAGAAAGCGATTTAAGCGACTTAAATATTAACTCAGTACACGCATCGGTCAGGACGGTTTAAAGGGCAGGAGGGGCGGCCACATGGCACGCAAAACAGCAAAGAGAAGCAGGATCACATACAAAGACATTGCACACACCAAAGTTGGTATGGCAAATCTTCATAAAGTGGCCGAATTATGGTCAAAAAAACCTAAGAAAAAAGGCAATAAGTTTGGCGCGATCAAGGTTGTTATTGACGGCATTAAGTTTGACAGCGAGGGCGAGGGCGAACGCTACAAGTTCTTAAAATCCAAACTGGCCGCTGGCGTGATTCGAGATCTACGGTTGCAGGTTAAGTATGAGCTGACACCAAAATATGAGGAAAAGGACGGCACAAAGGTTCGCGCCATGAATTACGTTGCCGATTTTGTTTACTTCAATGTCTTAACCGGCACGGAAGTGGTCGAGGATTTTAAAGGCCGCCGCACTCAGTCGTATAAAGACAAGCGCAAGCAGATGAAAATAATACATGACATAGAGATCTATGAGACAACCCGAAAAACATTAAAGGATGGGATTTTATGACCGAGCTTATAGCAAGTTTTGGAAACCAGCAACCAACAAAGAGGCAGCAAGCCATGAGTAAAGAAGCCAAGTATTTAGAAGATGATAGCCCAATCGGTAACGTTGTTAACAGCCGCGTCATGTGGTTAAGAAGTCAGTATAACCAAGGCGTGAGAAACAACCAAACACGCGCCGCCAACACGCTATATGGCCGCGTTCGCCGTGACAAACTTGCTAGCAAAAAGCGAGGTGAGGTATGAGCTTAGCAGAAGACATGAAAACGCTAGCAAGCGCTGGCGATCAGCGCCGTAAATGCGTTGAATGTAGGAACGCCTATCACGTAAGCACGCCTGATGGGATATGGATTGATGGTTGTGGGCGATGCGTTAGTTGCCAGCAGTCAAAGCCTCACAACAAAAAATCGGTCGATGTTACCAAGTGCATATCAACGAATATGGCTTACGTCCAAAAGGCAACAGGGGAGAGGGTTGTTATTGAGTCTGTTTCCTTAGACTACGAGGGTATTTACCAAGTGGTTTTTAGAACAGTCGCCTATAGCAGTACAGTCTCAATGAGGTTAACCGATTTCTTCTTGCAATATGAATTAGACATAATTACAGAAAATGATCAGAAGTTAGCCGCGCCGCTGGCAGGTAATGAAAAAACTTATTACTACGTTACTTATTCGTTTTTGGCTGGCCGTAGAAAAACGCATAAGCGAGGGTTTACGGCAATAAGCATCAAGGGGTTATCGATATTTAATTTATCAGCATTGCAGAAACAAATAAAAAATGAGGAGCAAAAACAAACAGGGCTAAAAGTGCATAGCGTGTTAATAGAAAACTGGATAAAAATTAATGAAACCAAGTATAACGATTTAATGGGTCATGTTTTATGAGTATTAAAAAGTCACTCAAAACAACGCGATTAATCAGCGTGTCAGGCTTGGGCTAATACGATGTTTGACCTAATTTTATCAATGGTGGCAGCGCTTGTAATGACAGGCGTTTTTCTAAAAGCAAGTGAGTGGTTTTGGCTAAAAGGTAAGAAAAAATGACGTTAAGAAAAGCGACACAGGCAACATTTAAAATCGCCCCGCCTTGGGTTAAATCAATCGCGGTTAATCGTAACGGTGAGTGCTGGGGTTTTGAAGTAGTAGTGGCCGACCTTGAAAGAAACGATCGCCGTTTTTGGTGTGCACTTATGGATAAGAGAGATGTTCTTTTAGGATCAGGTTTTGATACAACCAAGTGGAAGAATAGCGCTATTAATAGTTTAGAGGTGAAAGCAAGAATACGTCAGCAAAGAAATAATGTGTAAGCAATAAAAAAGCGCCTATGTTCGAGCATAGGCGCTTAGATCGTTGCAGGATTTGAACTGAACAACTGGCATAACAATTATACAATGTTATTTGCTTTTTGCAACAATGGTTGTGGAGAGTGTTCAGGGGGAATAATGGCTAAACGATCAGGATATACAAAACGTGATATTAAAAACATCAATGTTACGGTAGGGCTAAATTTAGCAGCAGCGCGGCGTAATGCTGGCATGTCTCAAACTGATGTGATGAAAGCTGTATGGGGTGTATCTAATAACCGAAATCGTATTAGTGAGATTGAGAACGGCAAAAAAGACTTAACGCTTATCGATCTTCTTATTTTTCAAGATCTTTACGGTCAATCATTGGATTATATATGCGGTCTATCGACAGAACCCGAAGTTGATATGCTGGCGGGAACCGTTAACCATGTGGTTAACCAGTCGCACGCATTGATTGAAATGCTGACAGGTAGCATGGCTGACGTGATCGTCAATCATGTTAAATCGATCAGTAAAAATGATCATGAGGCGTTGCTGGACGCGTCAAAGCGTCTATGTAATATCGTTAGGAATGATCACAAAGACGACAGTGCCAGCGTTGAAGCTGTGGTGGCCGCCAGTACCGTAATGCGCGTTGTTAGATCGATAGAGGTCAAGCAAGCAAGGCAAGCACAAGCCATTGATACGCAGATGACACAAATCGCCGAGCGTGTTGATCGTGAAGACCGTCACCGCTTGCTAAAAGATCGTGACCGTCACTATCAGTACAGCATACCTTTACCCGCGCCAATGATGTTGGACGGCGCAAACGTGGTGGGGGTTAGCTGTGAGTGATCAATCCTTAAAAGACGAGATATGGGCGGCGGCTAAGTTAATATGGGAGAACACACCCAAAATCACCGACCGAGAATTACTGGATCAACTACAAACGACCTACGGAGAAAGTGCACCAAAGTCGAGCGGTTCGGTAAGCAAAAGGCGAAAAAAGGAAGCATGGACGAAGCAAAGCCTTGTTAAATCGCCTAAAAATAGCCTAAAAATAGAGGGAGAGGACGCAGGAAGCAAGCAACCTAGGAAGCAGGAAGCGCAAAATAATACTTTGATTCCTTCAAAAAATAATAAAGCACAAAACGGCTATTTAGAGAGGGAAGCGGAAGCAGCAGGAAGCAAGATTGGTGAAATAACCGACAATGTGGTGATCGATGCCAAAGGTCGCGCCGCCATTATTAATAGGACTAGACGAAGGTTTAGTAATTTAGGTGAATTGTTTGATCAAGCGCTTGCCATAACGCTAAGTATTCCTGAGCTGGCAGATGAGGTAGAGAGAATAGAGCAAGAGGCGCTGGCAGGTGAATACGGCGCTAACTTTGAAATAGGTGAGAACGACAAAAAAGAACCGATAGCCGAGGTCGAGGCCGCCGCGCAACGATTGCAACGAGCCATGGTGTTAAGCAAGTCTTTAACCGAGACTACAACCAGCTTGTCTATGGCGCTTAAAACCATATCAGAAGTTGAAATGCCGTTATGCGGGATCACAGCGGACGACTTCAAACAGTCAGACCAAGACCGCCGTTTGGATGCCTTGGCCGCGCTGGGCGATATCAATAAGAAAGAGCGTGAGGCACGCGAACAGTTGCAGCCTGAGTTATATGAGCGCTTGAACCGCATTAAGGCGGCAGAGGCAAGCGCTGATTTTGGCCTTGATGATGAGGGTAATGAGGGAAACCCCGATGATGATATCGATGATATCGATTATACGAGCGTTGACTAGGCTGGCAGGTAATAAGGAGGGGGTTATGGGTAAGATCTTAGAGGTAATTGATAAGATTATTGGGGTTGTAATAGAGCAATCCCCGCGCTGGCTGGCCATTGTTTTTTATATGATGGTTTTATCGATGCTTATAACTTGGGTAGGGTCGATGTTTAGTTACTACTACTGAGGGAGCGTGTAAGGAACACCAAGGCCGCCGTATCACTTAGCAATGCCATAATCTAATGACTGAATTATCAAATAAGGCATAGATCATGACATACCTAAACTATGATGCTGGCGGCTTCATCGTTGGCGTTAATAAAATGAATGATGGTATCGACCGTGTGCACAATGACACGCAAGAGATCATCCAAATACTAAAGAGCCAAAATCAAATTGCTAATACGCGCATGACTGAGCTAACAAGGGCGGTCAGAAAGGCCACCTATCAAGCCAGTAGTCAGAGCGCCGTTAACAACAACCGAGAACGCGCCGCCAGTGGCCGCACCTCGTCCACAAGTCGCATTGCCGGTGAACCCGCCAGCATAACCCGACAAGCACCAAGCGCTAGACAGCGCACGCAATCAAACAGCAACACTCAAAACATTGGTAGTCAGGCACGCGCCGCAAGACGCAACCAAGGCGGTAGTCAGGCGGATGGTGACGCCGTACCGATCAGCCGTGACAGCACCAATGCCAGCACGCGAACGCGCAGCCCCAACAGTGACAGCCCCGCCAGTACGGACGCAGCAGGGCGCGAACGTGACGCAAGAGGTCGCTTTACTGGGGGTAGTAGCTCAGCGTCCGAAAACGAGCGTAGAAAGCTGGGTTTTGGCTCATTAAGTGGCGGCCGCAGTGATACCAGTGGCATTGACCCATTAGTCGATAGCTTTAGAGAGGCAAAAGATCTTTTATCGCCGATTGGTGGCATTGGTAAGCTGGCAGGTCGCGGCGTTAAATTTAGCGTGTCAAAGCTAAGGGCTATGAAGCGGCGGGAACCATTGCCAAACGATCAAGATCGACATAACAATGAGAACGAGAAGCTACTAGATAAGATCTTAAAGGCCATTATAAAGCAAGGCAGTAACGGCGGCGGTGGCGGCTTGCTGGGCGGCTTACTGGGCGGCGGTCGCGGTGGCCGTGGCGGTGGCCTCAAAAACCTATTTAAGAAAATGGGCGGCCTAAAGGCGCTAGGCGTAATTGGGGCGCTGGCTGGTACAGCTGGCCTTGCGATGGACTGGGATAATCTTGATCATCAAGGCAAATCAGAGGGTGTAGGTAGGCTGGCGGGTGCTGGCGCTGGTGCAATCGCTGGCGCGACCGCTGGATCACTAGTCGTACCAGTGGTCGGTACAGCTATTGGCGCGGTTGTTGGTGGCTGGCTTGGTAGTGAGGGCGGTGAATGGCTTGGCGGTGTGGCCTCACCATATATTCAGAGTTGGACGAGCGCGATCACAGCCTATAACTTGCCAGCGAAAATGAGCGACACATGGGATGATGGTATTAAACCGTTTTTTACTCGCATGGACGCGCTGGCAGGTAAGATGAGCGCTTGGGTTGATCGAAAAATGACCGATATTGGCGATGCTGTCTCATCGACTGGCGCGGGGCTTAGTGAAGCGCTTGGACTGGCAGATCTTGGCTCGGTGGCAGAGAAGTATGAATCCGGTGGGCGCGGCGTTGGTACGATATCAACGGGCAAAGGTGATCACGGCGGCGTATCGTATGGCACACATCAGTTATCATCAAAAACCGGTACGATGGCCGCGTTTTTAAGAAGTCCTGACGGTAAGAAGTTTGCCGACGAGTTTGCGGGCATGTCGGCCGGATCAGCGGCGTTTAATGCCAAGTATAAAGACGTGGTTAGCAGACGCGGTGACGAGTTTAAGCAAGCGCAAAAAGACTACATTACCCGCACGCACTACATGCCGGCTAAAAAGATCGCTGAAGGGTACGGCTTCGACACCTCTAATCGTGGTATTCAGGAAGCTATTTACTCGCACTCTACCCAGTACGGGGCTAACCATAAGTCACGGTTTAAGCGGGTGGCAGAGTCAGGCGTTGATATGTCCGACAATGAGGCTGTGTTAAAGGCGTTTTATGAAGACAAGGCGCGTTACGTTGATAGCGACTTTAAAAGCAGCTCAGCAAACGTAAGGGCTGGCGTGCGCAAGCGCATCAAGAGTGAGAAAGCGGACGTATTGGCCATTTCTAAGGTATCGGACGTTAAAGAGGCGGTTGTAAATGCTGTTGCGCCTGAAACCGCGCCAAAGAGTGAGACTGGTAAATATACTGGCGGTATCATGGGGCGTGACGCTAGAGAGCAAATCAAGTCTGTTGCAAATAAAGGATCATTGGATAAGGTTAGCAGCAACTTTAGCGACAACGTGCCAATGATCTTTAATTCGAGCACGCCAGCTGGCAGGGATCTTGGTTATGCCCCCGCAAACTTCCCTAGTGCACCTATGCTGAATGTGCCTAATATGCCAAAGGTTAAGCAACGACTGGATAGCGGCGGGGATAGCAAGCCGATCATGATACAGAGCAGCAATGACAGCATTAACCAAAACGTGTCAGACCGCAGCTTGGCACACGCGATCACTGGTGGGTTAGGCCAACAACGCCAGTGGGGTTGATCAGGCGTGACGCGGCGCGGTTGGCAGTGCTACAATCATAAACTTCTTACATGAGGGGTTAATTATGCAGTTACAGACAGTTTTAAAACGTGCCAGTATTGGCTTATTGGCTGGCGTGGCCATGATGAGTCAGGCGCAAGCGGCCAACTCATCAAAAGATGATAACTTGATGTGCGCCGCTTACATGGATATTGCAGTGGCAGATCTTTACCCGCTAAAGCTCATACCGTATGCCAAAGCCAAGCAAATGCTAAGTAGCAGATTTTTACGTTTGGCCACCACGTCCATATCAACCGATGAGTCGATTAGCGCGGTCGTTGATAGTTTCATCAATTCACGGAACCAAGCAAGGGAAGCCTTGCTTAAAAATAACCAGTTTAACGACTTGCGCTTAAATCCTGAAGGTGATCTTCTCACGTATGCGCAAGCGATCGACAAACAGATGAATCAGTATTGCCCGAAAGGTAACACCAGCTATGAGGCAATGGCCAACGATTACGATCGTGAGGATATTTTGGCCATGGTGGTTGAGATATCAAAAGAGCTAAAAAAGCACGGCGAAAAATAACGGCGTGATCAGGCGTTAAACAAGCTCTCGTTAGAAATAGCGGGGGCTTTTTGCTGGCGAGCACTCACTCATAAAGCCTAGGAACACCCCACCAGCCAGCCCCCGCAAGCCCCTTAAACTAGACGTATTCACCACGTTTATTTAAGGGGCATTTTTTATGTCAAAAAGAACAGATCCAATCACCTATAACCTAGCAGATCGCGGCCGCAAGCATGTTGGCGTTGATCGATCGGACATGAATATTCAATCAATGATTGAGCGTATCAACGCGCCTGATGTTCAAGAGCTGGTGGCCAGCGGCGATCTATACGGCTATTACGGCCATGAAGTACGCGCACGTTTTGGTATGAACCCGCCTGATGTTTGGTTGAACCCCAAAACTGGCGAAAACATACGCATCGAGCCAGCCCTACGCACAATCGAGCTGACCGCCGACAGTGACGGCAATGTCACGTCAAGACATGAGTTTTTAGACACCGATACTGGTAAATACTCAGAACGTCTTTACACCAACAAGGCTGGCGGGTTTAGCAGTGCTGTTATGCGTAAGCGCGGCGCGTCAGGCAAGTTTGATATCACAGGTTTTTACGGCTTTGATTATGTGCGCCAGCCTAATTACAACACCAATCGCGGTAATGGCATGTTCGATAGCTTGTTTTGGCTTGATGAAGAAGAAGCTGAAATGGCGTTTGATAGCTTGGACAACCTAACCCCGCAGCAAGCCAGCCACAAGGCCGCGCTTGAAGCCGCCATTTTGCACCAGTACGACAGCATTGCCACCGCTAATGAAGCGGACGTGATGATCGGTCATTACCAAAATGAGTTAATGCGATCGCAAGACGAGCAGATCAGCCGCCAAGAGAAGTTGGAGCGCCTACGCCAGCGCCGCCATGATCGCAAACTAGAGGTTTTTGACAGTCTGATTTGTCCGTCAGTGCCGTTTGATGAGGCTGTGGCGCAGTGGGATAGTTTCAACGCGCAGGGCACAAGTGATCTTGACCTACGCACGACAGGCGACACCAAAAAAGCCAAGGCTGATCAAGAGCGCCACCGCCGCGAACGCACCCGCATTTTTAAAGGCCGCTAAGGGGTAGGTATGAGTCAATATCATAAAAATGGGTGTGTGTTTTGTGATCACTCAAAAATACAGGCTGGCGATATAAGAGAGCACCACTTGAGAGGCGTTGATTTTTTGTCTTTTACGCCGCTTAACCCGATAGCGTTAGGGCACTTGGTGGTGATACCAGTGCCACACGTTGACGATGCCAGCGCCGCGCCTGAAATCACTGGCGCAACGTTCGAGCTGGCCGCCACGATCGCTAAAGATCTTGGCTTGGATAACTACAACTTAATCGTGAATAAAGGTGCTGACGCAGATCAGACGGTTTTTCATCTTCACGTTCACATTGTGCCGCGTTTCAAGGGCGATGAAACCATCACCGTTTGGAATACCAGCGAGGCAGTACAAGCACGCTCAGAATTTACCGACCGACCAACCATTTTTAGACGCACTTAGGAGATTATTTTGAGTAAAGCTAGCCGTTTGTTATCCCCGCTGGAATCGATACAGAACGCATGGGGATTAAAGCTAAGGGATTTTCGCCAGTGGTGCACGCCAGCTGGTCAAAAGTCTATTAGAGACTGGAAAACGCGCCGCATTGAGGGCGCGATCATCGTGGCCAAAGGCAGCATGGTTGATGATGTTGAAAGAATGCTAAAGGCCGTCCAGCAGAACGAAAATGCCGAGGCCATGGGTGATACGACCAATTCAGGCACGTCAGTAAATCTACCATTCATGGTGACGGCAATCAGCGCCATTGAGTCGCCGCCTGAGCGTGAAGTGGTTATTGGTTCCCCAACATGGCAAAACGTGGTGATCCCGACCGATCCATTGCAACGCGTAGTACAGGCAAGAACCGCCGCCGTGTCTTATCGATGCCAAATTGCATTTTTTGCGCCTGATCCTCATGCCGCCTCATCGATTGCCAACCAGTTTGTTAATTTTTGGAAGCATGAGCGCAAGCGCGGCATTGATGTTTTTTATGAGCTTGGTTTTGCTGGCGAGACAATTATCAAGGATAAGTGGAATTTTAGAGTCGTAGAAAACACGCTTTACCCTGACAAGGCAGACGTAGGTATTGAGACTGTGCACGCCGTGACGGTTGATTGCATTGTGGTGGGTGCTGAGCCAAACGTAGTAGGGCTGGGCGGCTATGATGACGATATTACCGATGCTGGCGAACCTGACGGCAGCATACCGCCAACCTTGCCACCAGTGGGCGGCCACCGTGACCCGCCTGAGAAGCTAAACAGCTTTGTGATTGAAGCGGACGTGATCGAGCGTGAAGCGAATAGACACACCCGCGTAACAGCCGATCCGACCACTGGCGAGGTTAACCAATCCGACATTAAGGACGACACACCATGAGCGATAAAAAGCCAGTAAACCCAAATGCTGTCTATATTGATGCGCGTGCTGCCACCTATGACGGTGAGGCCGTGCGTATCTTAGCTGTCACCCTTGCTGATACTGGCAAGATCTTGGTCAGTAAGACGGCTGAGTGGCGCGATCAACCAGTGGCCAAAGGCGATACAATCGTTGTAACCGATACGCCTAATGTTTTTAATCATTGGAGCCTATCGTTCAATGAAAAAGAGCAAATGCAAGCAGTTATGGCGGCTTATAAGGCCAGCTTAGCCGCTGGCTTGCTAGTGATCGATAGCTCAGTGCAGCGTTACGACCCTAAACAGGTGATCCAAACGCGCAAGGTCGATGAGCGCGGTAAAGCGCTCGATTTTGACAGCATGGGGATTAATAACGGCCATATTGCAGTATTGCTTGCAGTGTGGGCGGCAAGATCAGCCCATGGCGGCTATGTTATAACCCGCCAGCCTGATCCTGAGCAAAAAGAGGACGAAGCTGACGAGTTCGATATGATGCCATTTAGCATCTAAGTGAGTTGCAATGATAGAGAGCTTGCTAGAGTTACCTGAATGGCTTGAGGTATGCGACCGATACCGCTACGACATAACACGTTTTGCGGTTGAAGCACTGGACATGACGGTTGATTCAGGACAGGCCGTAACCCCGCAGCAAGAATTGCTTTTTCAGTCAATCCAAATTCCAAGTAGTCGCACGTCCGTTGCATCAGGACACGGTACAGGTAAATCTAGGTCGGCTGGCATTATCGCGTTGTGGCACTTACTGTTTTACCCTGAGTCCGTCATGCTTTTTACCGCGCCGCAAATTGGCCAGTTAAGGACGGTCGTTTGGAAAGAGATCAATATTTGTATTCAGCGCTTACGCAATAACCCCGCGCTGAGCTGGCTTGCTGATTTTGTCGTGGTGCTGGCAGAAAAGATCTACATTAAGGGCTTTAAAGATACGTGGTTCGTTTTTGCCAAGACCGCGCCCAAACACCAGCCGACTAACATTGCTGGCCAGCATGGTGATCACTACATGGTATGGGCTGATGAGGCTTGCGGTATCGATGATGCCGTGATGGAAGTCGCTATCGGTGCATTGACCCATGAAAACAACCGCGCCGTACTGACAAGTCAGCCAGCAACCAACACTGGCTTTTTCTATGACACGCACCATAAGCTAAGCCACCATAACGGCGGCGTGTGGATTGCGTTAGAGTTTAACGGCGAGTTATCCCCGCTAGTGAGTGAGTCTAAGCTGATTGAAGCGCTATACCAGTATGGCAGCCGCGATCATGCAGGTTATATGATCCGCATACGTGGCAAGTTCCCCGAATTAAAGGGCAAGTTCTTACTGACGCGATCCGAAATAACGCAGATGCTCAAGCGTAAACCCGCGATCACTGAGGAAGACGAGTACGGTTACATCATAACCGTGGACGTTGGCGGTGATGTTGGCCGTGATAGCAGCGTAATCAGTGTATTTAAGGTGGTCGATAAAGACTACCAAGGCCGTATTGAACGCCATGCGCACTTGGTCGATATACCGCTATTTAGCAACCGCGCCAATATTAATGAGCTAAAAGCCAAGATCTATGCAACGGTAGCTGAATATGCTGGCGCGACCGTTGTTATCGATCCTATGGGCGCTGGTATGGGTTTATGCCAGTCGCTAAAAGCTGAGGGTTTGTATTTTGAGACTGTCAACTGGGGCGTGCCTTGTTTCAACAACAACCTAAAAACGCTTTACTTCAACAAACGTGCTCACGCTTATGTGACCATGGCAAAAACCGTTGAGCGCGGTATATTCAGCATAGCGCCAAAAGTGCGCCGTATGTACCAAGTTGTTACTAACCTTGAAACACAGATGAGCCGATTACCGTACTTCTTTGACGAAAAATCGCGCTGGGGTATCACTAGCAAAAAAGACATGCTAAAAGACGGTATTACCTCACCTGATATTGCTGATACGTTCGCGTTCGCGTTCCTTGAAAACATCAATTACACGCCAGCAAACAAGGTCGGATTTAAGGGCAGCGATAAGGACAAACAGCAATGGGAGGACTTGGACGAATTGGCCGCGCTTATGGGGTAAGGTGATTAAGTGCTATGTTTTGCAACTTGCAATTTGCAATTTGCAAGTTGCAATATCAAGGCGCTTGCAAACTAAAAAGACAACCCGCCGTGACCCTCACATGACCCCGATCAAAGCAATGGAACACGTCTAATCATGCCAGCTGGCACGCGGTAAAATTATCCATACTCATTAATTGAATAGCGAATAATAATTATGGCGGCTAATACCAAATCTATTATTTTTAAGATCACCGAGGCTGGCAAGCAAGCTGCCCTTGATGCTCAAGAAAATGCAGCACAAATAAAAATCAATCTAACACAAGTGGCCGTTGGTACAGGTAAGCGCATTATTACCGGTAATGAAACGGCGTTACTATCCGAAGTTAAGAGATCTGCTATTGTCTCAGGCGATATTGAGGTAAACAGTAATACTTTACGCTTTACCAGCCCGATGAATGGCAGCGCTAAAACTGATGTTTACGAGGTGGGGTTGTTCACTGATGCCGGCGTATTGTTTGCTGTTGCCTCATCGACTGATAACCCGCTATTTAGCTTGCATCCTGACATTACTTTTGTGATTGGCTTTGGCTTATCTTTGCAAGACGTGGCAGCCGATAGCGTGACGGTCACAACTGATCCCAATGGGGCGCTGGCAATAGTCATCATGGAGCAGCATTTAGCCGCGCCTGATCCGCATCCGCAATATCTTAATAAGGATCGTTTTCAGTTTGCCATGCGTGCCCTATATCCTATCGGTTATCAATATCATTCACACGAAGCGGTAAACCCTAAGCCTATCTTTGATGATATTTTAGGAGTCGATACGGCTTGGCGGCGTATCACCGGTAAGATCATAATTGCCTCAGATCCTAACGATCCGTTTATCAATGATCATAGTATCGTCTTAGGTCAGCGCGGTATGACTGATCTTGCTAGCAGTGGTCAGCGTCCGCATGTCTATCCATTGCAGACAACGCACTTATTTGAGCGTTATGACCCTAACTCAAACATCGATACTGTATGGAATGTCAGAGCAGACAAAAACTCTATTGGCGAGGGAGGCAATGTCCGATTTACCGTGACTGCCAATAATCTGCCGGATGGTCAGTCGCTAGATTGGACGGTTAAAGAGGGGGTGCTCGATAGCGCCAATAATAATATCACCAGTCCTGAGAAAACCGATCAAGGCCAAGTCACGTTGACAAATGGTCAAGCGATTATAAATTACACTACCACAGAGGATGATAACGAAGTAGAGCCGCAAAAACACGTCCGCCTAACCGTGGGCGCACCGGCTAACTTGTCAATCAATGTACCGATCAATGATCTAGGTAACACTGAATCGATTGTCCATATTGCCCAAAGCACAACCAACGGCATACAGCTTGATGAATACTACAAACAGCAAAGCGGTAGCTACCCAGCTGCTAGCGATAAGATTCGCTTTATTGTTGATGAAGGCGTGGATATTATCGCACCTGACACGCAAACGCCCGCATTGGTAGAGGGCGCGAATTGGCCTACAGGTAATACCCCTATCGTAGAAAATCATGGGCGCATCTTAGGGCGTGGCGGTGACGGTGGACGTAGTGCAGAGTATCAAGGCGGTCAATTTGTTAATGAATTACCGAAGTCTGAAAATGATGAAAATTGGGTAATGCCGGAGAATGGAAAAAATGGCGGCGTGGCCGTTTATTCATCAAAACAACCTATCATCATAGAAAACTACAACCTTGTCGCGGGCGGCGGCGGCGGCGGAGCTGGCGGCGGTGCAGTAACCTATAGGATTGACAGTCAGTACAATGATGCAGGTGCTTATGAAATGGTAGGTGGGAGTGGTTCAGGCGGCGGCGCACCGCTTGGCAAAAGATCGCCTAACGCTAACACTATCGAGAGCTATTACAAGTATAGTGCAGCAGAGGGTTATACGGTTTTTGATTATGAAAACCTATCATCCCCGATACGCTTCATGATAGTACAGAAAGAAGATGGGAGGTGCGATTTTTCCCCTTGGTGGAGTGGTGGTGGTGACACTATCAGCAAGATTATCCCCCAAAAAGACCCCACACTTAAAGACTCATTTCCTCGTTTTTTTACACCGTACTACGAAAGCAACGGAGTGGATTATAAGCTCATCTCATACGAGGTAAATGAAGATATCGCAGATCAATCGTTACCTTGGGTACAGGGTAATGGAGGTAGGGTTTACCATAACCATAGCGTCAAGCTCAGACAATCAACAGACGGCACGATAACTAGCGGCGGTGATTACGGTTATGGGGGTATCGGGATTGTAGGCGCAAACGTAAGATCAGATCTTGTTATGCCTAATTATTTTGAAGCGTTAGATTTTAGCCAGTATCACGGAGGATCAGGCGGGGATTTAGGTAGCAGTGGTGGTACAGGCGCAAATATTACTAAGCCAACAATACGAAAATTGTTGGGTGACAGGCTTCTTGGGGATTATGCAAAGGTGCATGAAATAACACCCGCAGCAAAAGGCGGCTTAGCCGGTTACGTCAAAGAAGGTAATGTCACCATTACAAACTACGGAAGCGGAATAACCAAGGGGCGTTAATGCTAACTAATATCTACCTAAACGCCGTTCGTACCCATGTTGACTTATTGGTACGCCGATCGCGTACCGATAAGCTGATCGTTTGGGATATTGGCACGGATGAAGTGCACGACCCCAGCTTGGTTGCTTATCGTGCGTATGGGAACCGCGATAATGCAGACGTTGTGATGCTATGCGCTGGCACGAATCGCATTGGCGAGCCGTTGCCGCGCCGTACCATCTTCTTACCCTTGCCAGCAAACTTAGCACAGCTTAAACGTGAGCACATGAGCAAGGGGGCTGGTATCGATGGATAATTACCCCGAAGACTTTTTAAGCCCTGATCGTGAGGACAGCACCAGTTATCAAGATCGCCAGCTTAACAATATGACGCTCGATGAGCTTAGACGCTGGCGCACGCAAACTGGTAAGACCGTTGGTCAGCAGCGCAAGCACGCCAGCCGTCAAAAGCGGTATTTTAAGGATGTACTACAAGACATTGAGCACGGCGAACGCCTGACAACCAAAAAATTAGAGTCATTGGTTAAGACGGCCAAAAACCGCGCTGGCATTAGTGCTGGCGAGTTATTGGAGTTTACCCTAGGCGATACCAAGCGCAACCGTGAGTTAAAAAAGACGCTTAACGCCGCGATACTTGATGCCTATCTTGCCAATGTCAAAGCAGCCTCAAACAAGTTTCTAGGCGGTATCACGCCCCAGCAAGTGATCAACCAATCCCGCGTAGAAGATATCAAGCGTGCCAACACTCAGATTCACCTTGCCAGCGTTTTTAAGCGCAAGGGTAACACGCTTCATTTTGTCACGAACGCAGGTATCGGTAGTAAGGACACACACCACTATGTCACGGTGCAGCTACTCGACTATCCAAACTTGCTGCTAGGTCGCACTAAAGCGCCAAGCGTGGTGGACGTGAGAGAAGCAGTTATTGACGGCAAGATTCGCTTCGACTGTGATTGCGGCCGTCATCGCTACTGGTACAGATACGTGGCCACCGTAGGCAAGTATAACTACGGTATCGATGAGAACCGCTACCCATCAACGCGCAACCCTAAATTAACTGGCGTGGCTTGTAAGCACGCCTTACGTGTCATGAAGTACGTCACCAGTCCGCACATGATCGCCAAGATCAGAGATTATGCGCGTGAAGACATAGCCAAGGCCAGCAACCAAGTGAAGTCGCACCGTAGGCCAGCCAGCACGCTAGAACGTGAAGCCATGAAGCAGACAGAGGCGCTTAATAACTGGAATGGTCGTTTGCATTGGAGCAAAAAGATCAAGCAAGCCGCTACCGCCGCTGAAAAGCAGGTCAAAGCCGAGCAAAAGCGCCAGCAAGCTAAGTCGCCTCATCAGCCCACGCAAGCCGAACGCGCCAGCTACCAGTACGCCAAAAATCAGCTAGGCAAAAAGAACGTGCCAGCCAATTTTAAAGAGATCTATCAAACCGAAGTTAATAACTATCAGAAAAAATGGGGCAATAAATGAGCTTACGGATAGAAAATGAGCTGGTGACGAATGGCCAGCGTTTGGCCAATCGCATTATCACCTTGCGCAGTCAGTCAGTGATCCCTACCTTTGCTTTTAGACGCGTTGTTTTACCAGTCGGTGACAGTACCAACGACCGCGACCGTGATACTTGGTCAGGGCTTGGCACGGTAAGCAATAGCGATGAGCACGCGATTGATTACAAGCCGTTAGGTCATGCCATGGTTTTAATGCTCGATAGCTTGGGCGGCGCGTTTCATGATACTGGCATGTTTGTTTTGCCCGAAGAAATGTCATCGATCGTACTGGTTGAGCCTTACGATATCAAGTTGCAGGGCGATGAGCGCTTAAAAAATATGCCAAATTGGGAGCCAAAAAAAGGCGATCTTCTTTGTTTTATGCTAAACGGCCATAAGGAGTACCACGAAGTCACAGGCATCATGGCGCAAGCAATGCTTGCCAGCGCTGGCAAGCGATACGCACTGGCGCAGCGCTTCGATCTTGACTACCTCGATGCGTTTGACGAGAGCGACATAAAGGATGTGGCCACGCCCTATGAGTAAAAATCAATATACCAATCACTAAATAAGCCGCCTAATAAGCGGCTTTTTGCGTTTGGAACACCCCTAAAACGCCCATTTGAAACGCTATTAACATTAATCCTATCAGTTTAGATGTTCTATCACTATCCAACCGACCATATAGGATTAACCCCATGGATAAGAAGCAAGCAGCAGTATTTGACGCAGCAGCACATAAAGAAGTACAGGCAGTACGCCGCCTGATGCGTTCTTTAGAAAACAAGGGCAATAGCAGCGATCAAGTCGCCGCGTTTGACTCGATGCTGGCAAGCAACCCCCAAGGCCGTGAGGCAGCAATGAGCGAGCTACCCGAGTCGCTACAGCGTATCTTAAACAGTAAATACATGGCAGAAGACAAGCAAGCCGTTTTTGATGGTTTAGAAGACGGTATTATTGAATTTAAACGCCGTAATGGTGGTGAAATGCCGTCAGAGTACGCGATTGCCGCCGCATTGACCACAGCCGCCGCGCCGTTTGGTGGTGCTGAAAAATACGATAGCAACTCAGAGCCTACGTTTGATAGCCTATCACTAGGTCATCATGAAGCGTTGTCAGTCGTGCCAGCCGCAACTCAAGTCATTATCGCGTACGGTATCTCTAACTCACTACCACTGCTATCGATGTTACCTAACCCAATGGGTAGCAACGAATTGCCGATCGTTTATGGTACAGCTGTTGCCGGCTTAGACATGGGCGTTATGCGCCGTGGTGAATTGATGGACGGCGACAAAGCGGGTATGCCATACCTAGAAAACCGTCATACATTGACCATGGAAAAGACCGCCGCTGGCACGTTCACGCTAGAATCTCATGTCGCTTATACCGCTGAAAAGCGCGGCGATAAAACTGTTAAATTTACCGTTGATAAAACCTCGTCACTTGCGCCGTTCTTAGGCGGCCGTGTTGTCGTTATGATCAAGGGCATTGAGATCGCCAACGACAAGCACCGTGATCACCCGACTAAGGGTGGCCGTAGTGTTCTACAGCCGCTAGATCCAGTTGATATCGGTACAGATACTTATATCGTAACAACCGCTGTGGCTGATCTTGACACGTACACTATCGAAGTGAATTTTGATACGACAAACGGCGTTGATCCTGAGCCTGATGACGTGAGCATTGAGCTTATCTTTGACTACGAGCGTAAAGACAGCAACGGCAACAATATTTTGCGTGAACCATCGGTAGATATGGAGTTTTTACACCGTTCTATCTATGCAGCCCCTCATCGTTCGCGTTCTACCGCAACAATCGATGCGATCACTCAGCTATCGAATGAGCTTGGTATCAACTGGTACGGAGCCGCGCAGACAATCGCTATGCAGCGTTACTACTTTGAGCAGACAGGCCGCTTATTGCGCACCGCGTTTAATATGTGTCTATCGGATCAAAACCCAAAAACTGGCCGCGTGGTGACGTTTGACTTTAACAAGACTGGTGTGTCACCGACCAACCTAGCGGATGCGTTTTCTAACGTCAATATTACGTTAGGGCTGGCGCGTACTCGCTTGTCTCGCGCTATTAACACAGCGATTGCAGGTTACGATCTGTATGTATCAGATCGCGGCGCGGCGTTCTTCTCAGGCATGGGCGGCCAAAACTACGAATCAACAGGCGTACCGTTTGGTGATCAGTATTCCGTCTACCGTATTGGCCGTCTTAAAAACAACGGTGCAAACGTCTATTACGTTCCATCAAGCATGGGCGTATTTGATGAAGAAACGGACACCACCACAGCACACGCATTGTTAGTGCCACGCGCTATCACGCCAGCACAAGCGCCGTTTGTTGGCTTTACCGCAGTACCGCCAATGGTGCTAACGTCAAATGCCACCGCGTTTGAAAAAGACGTGGCGATCTACAGCCGTATGGCTGGCGAGGTTAACCCGCTACCTCGTTATCGCAATCAGTGCATGTTGATTGAAATGATCAACTTGCCAGCGCTTTAATCATCAAGCAAAGGCTTAGCCACTAAAAGCCTTGCTGTCATGAGTGGCAGCAGGGCTTTTTTTAAATCTATTTTTAACCAATACCCAAGGATTACCGATATGACAGACGTTAAGCAATTACCTGAAAATCTTGATCAACTAGAGCAGCTGACAGAGTTCAAACGCGTGTATAAAAAATACACCGCTGATCAGCTGGAAGATCTATTGACCGAAGCTGAGGTGGATTACCTAAGCGCTGACAACAAGTCAGAGCTAACATGGCGCTTACTGGATCATCAGGGCTTTGATTTTGAAGCCGCGCTTGCCGAAGAAAACAGCGATCAATCAGCACCGCAAGATGAGCCAGTACCAGCGGATGATAAGAATGATGCCAATGAAGACGTACAGACGGTTCAAGATGATGCTGATAGCGAGCAAGGCGATCAGATCGATAGCGAAGCAAACGCCGATCTTGGTTCAGGTGGTGAAAGCACTGACGACAGCGAAAAATCTAGTCAAATGGATAACGTTACCAACGATTATGCGCCGTCAGATATTAGTAACGGCAATGACGCTAACGCAAACGAAGTTGAGCAACCAGCAGAAGCGGCAGATCAGCCAGTGAAAGAGAAAGATCATGTGGCCGTTTTTAATACTGGTGCGTGGCCTTTTTTCGAGACAGCGACCAGCACGCTAGTTCCCGCTAAGAAGACAACTAAGATCTATCCTACGGCCTCAGTCGATAAAGATCGGATTTTGCGTAATGTGGAGCAGTACAACCACACACGCGGTAATAAATTGCGCGTTATTAATTAAGCGAGTGGTGATTTATTGGCGGCCATGCTGACGTTGTGGCCGTCTTTTCTACCTAACACAAGGGATTTGCTATGATCAACAGCAAAACACTAGGATCAGCCGCCGGTATTCAATACCAAGGCGTGATCGACAACTCAGAGGGTACGAATCTACCATCACTGGCTAATGGCGTGGTCATTGGCAAGTTTAAGCGCGGGCGCATGGATAAGCCGTTTAAGGTGACTGCTAGCAACTACAAGGCATTGCTTGGCCGCGATCCATCTAACCCTAGCTACTTAGCCGTAGAGGACGCCTTTAAGCGCGGCGTTAGCGAGGTTAGTATTTTGCGCATTGGTGGCACTGGCGGCGCAGCAAAGCCCATCCCAGTTAACACAGGAACCGTTATTTTTAGCGTTGAGAGCTACGAGAACCCATCTAGTGAATATCCAGTATATATTTATATTGAAAATCCAGTTGGCGACTGGACGCTAACCGAGGCGGGCGAGTTAATCGCTGATTCAACAGGGTTTGCCGCTGACGGCGTGGATTTGGATATCTATGACGGCGGCGCTGATATTCTCTTTACGGTTGTTACGCCCGACAAGCGATCTTTTGAGCTTGATGTAACCGCCGAATATGCCGATATTTCTTATGATGGACAGCATAACTTTCATAGCCCAAACAGCGATGTGGCTACCTTAGATCCGCTAGGCGAGGTTGTTATCAGTCAATTTTCGTCAAAGATACCTAGTTTTTCAACAGCATTTTTCAACACGCTTTTAACCGTGCCTGAACATATACCGCCTGAATTGGTCGATATCAGTTATTTATTTTTCGAAGCCTCGCGTTTTAACCAAAACATAAGTATGTGGGATGTAAGTCACGTACTCAATATGAATAGCACTTTTTATAACGCTAAGATTTTTAACCAAGATCTATCTAATTGGTGTACGCCTAATCTACCGTTCGGTGGTGTAGATTTTGATACTGGCGCCGATGCGTGGTTATTGCCTAGACCAGTTTGGGGTACTTGTCCACGCAGAGAGGGCGGCGCGACTGATTATGTTTTTGATCCATTGCTACCAAGCCAGCCGCCGAGCACAGATAGCAGTTATATCCGCATAGCACCAGTAACGCCGATAGACGGCTGGCATGATGCGTCAAATAACATGACAACATAAGGGTGATTCATGACTACTATAGCAGCTTGTTTAAAAGTAAAAATAAACAATCAGGAGGCAAAGCTAAATAGTTTTGTTGATCTAAATTTTAATAACTTGTCAGACATTAGCACTGAACAGCTAGCGGTCGTTAGATTGCTTAAAAACTATCTTGGTGGGTTTTTTAGATGGTCGCAACTATTGCCTGATAGAGAGCTTGGTATCATGGATGGTGTTGGCGGTATGGGTGGCGAGCCAGCAGATAAAAGCGGGTTTTACATAGGCACTATCAATATGCGCGAATATCCGTTCTCATTCGCCGCTTTCGATGAGCAGCAATTTAGATCAGCGATTAGTGAGGTTGAAGATGTATTGAAACTCTTTAATTTTGACGAGCTTGTCAATGCCGCCAGCCTTGAGGATTTGCAGCAGTTGATCGATAATGAGATCAATAGTAGCAACCCAAAATATACGGTTACGGCTCACACAGAGCCAGTCACCTTGCGTATATTGCGTTGCACACAGAGCGATATTAACTCTATCGCCGTAGACGGTGCGCCGCCTCATGTGGATATGTTCGATTCATTAGTGCAGATGCTACCGCACCACTCACCAACACTGGACAAGGCCGATTATGCGCCAGCTTATTATGACGCTGGATTTGATCAGATTATTTTTAAATCTAAGTTTGGCTTGCATCAAAAGCTGGCGGGTTCTAATGATGACTTTGTTACTAGCGTTACAGTCAGTAAAGACCTGATTAATGACACTGTGACAAATTATCTTTTTTCATATCAGATTAACGATAGACCTATTGTTAGAGCTAGTTTTGACGGCAGTAGCTTTATGCCAACCTCGCTTGCGGACTATATCGTATGGCACATGCCTGATGATCATATATTCAAGTTTGATTTTGACCGACACCCTAGCGATAACGAGATTTTACAGCCGTTTTGGATCAACAACGAAAGCGATGCTAACGGTAATTATGTTTTCTCAGGCTTAGACGGTACGGAGAATATACCCAATGTAACGCTATTTGAGCAGCAAAACACTCTTAAATTCTTATTAACGCCTGATGCGACTAATGATAATGACTTAGTACGCATACTATTCGGTGGTGATATTGAAATCAGATCGTCTTTTGCCTCAAGTGGATCTCAATAATTTTTTTAAAGTTATCGTCAGGCATCCAAGCCTAGCCTTTGGAACACCCTAAAACCCTAACCTCGACAAAGCCTATACTGAGTCATAAACCACTCAGTATAGGCATTTTATTATGATCGAGAGTAAAACACTAGGTAGCGCCGCTGGCGTGCAGTATCAGGGCGTTATCGACAAGACAGAAACAAACAGCTTGCCGTCATTGGCCAATGGCGTGGTCATTGGCAAGTTTAAGCGCGGCCGTATGGACAAGCCGTTTAAGGTGACTGCCGTCAATTATCAGGCATTGCTAGGGCGTGATCCGATGAATCCAAGCTACTTAGCAGTAGAGGATGCCTTTAGGCGCGGTATTAGCGAGGTGAGCGTATTGCGCGTTGGCCAAACGGGCGGCGCGTCAGTTGTGGAGGTCGAAAAATACAGCTATCTTGATTTATCGCTACCCTTGCCGCCAGCCGTCGCTTAAACCTACCGCAATAATAAACATGAATTTTTAATAAATATAAGGATTTTCTTATGGCTAACGAATGGTTTTATGCAGCATGTGCAAAAATGCAGGTTAATAACAGTGAGCCTTTCATACTATCTTTTGAAGATACTGCTTTTAGAGATATGGCTGAACAAATACCCAACGTAGATTTTAACGATTTATGTATTTTTGCTTTAATTTCGCCATTTTTCACCCCCAATGTAACAAATATGGATCAAAATTGGTCGGCACGCTTGCCGCGCTTAAATTTCACTGCCATTCCTGAAGATATGGTCATGTTAGGCCGGCAGGTTAATAGCCTATCTAACCCTTATCCCGAAAACCGCACTGGTCTTGTTTGTTTTACTAAAGAATCGTTTAAGGCGCTCATGATGCAAGAGCCGCCCACTACGGACATGACGCCACAGGAGTGGCAAGACTTGGTAATTAGCACACCATTTGATGAGCTACAATCTCTACTAGAAACGTTTGGATCATCACCTTTCAAGATTAATGGTACGAGATCAACGCTCAGAATAATGCCATGTAGTCGAGAAGAAATAAAGAGCCTTGATCCGTACGGCGGGCTTGATGCGCCGCGTGTAGATATTTTTAACCTTGTTAAAGAGCGTTTAACCAATACGGTTAAACAGCTTGACGATAAGGGTTTAGAGCCAGCCAAATACTATGCAGGCGGCAATTATATCGAGTTTGTTGCGGAGTGTTCGATAAGTATTTCTGAGACTATGCCTACTAACCCACAGTTATGATAAGGATTAGCTTGACAGGTGAGTAGCTGGTGTCGAGCGAACCCGATTCAAGCTATGGAACACTGCTAAAGCCACAAGCCAAGCCAAGCCTATACTGAGCTATTACTACTCAGTATAGGCTTTTTATTATGATCAACAGCAAAACACTAGGATCGGCCGCCGGTATTCAATACCAAGGCGTTATCGATAAGACAGAAACAAACAGCTTACCGTTATTGGCCAATGGTGTGATCATTGGCCGGTTTAAGCGTGGGCGTATGGATAAACCATTTAAAGTGACTGCTAATAACTACCAATCGTTGCTAGGCCGCGATCCGTCTAATCCTAGCTACTTAGCGGTTGAGGACGCGTTTAAGCGTGGTATCAGCGAGGTTAGTATTTTGCGCGTTGGCGGGCGGGCAGCTGGCGATGGTTTAGGCGATGGTTTAGGCGATGGAGGATTGGGCGGCGGCAGTGGTTGGAGTGATATTGATTTCGTTGGATCGGTGGGCGGTATGTCGATTGGGTACGAGATGGGTTATCTTTATATATTTCAATACCAAATTAATGATGAAACGCCGGTTATTGTAGAAGTACCCGCCAACCGGACTGAATTGGTGGGTACTAACCTTGGGATGCTTGTCGTTGACTTCACCCCCAATGTTTTTAAAGATTCAGCAAGCGGTGATCCGTATGAGTATTGGATGGAATGGGAGGTTCAAGAAAACTCTAATTGGATTACTCTAAAAGGTCTAAGATCCGGATATACCGCGCCGCAAATGGATTCAATGCTGGAAAATAATATACTTAGAATAACAGAGGTTTCGGAAGAGGAGCGCTACTCTATATCCATTAACAATCCTAATCTAACAACCTATGATATAGGGCTAAATAATAACACTGCTGAAATGGGTGTGAGGTCAGAAATTAGGGTTGTAGCGCCGGATCTAGGTGCTGTGTAAATAAGGCATTGGAACACCCCTAAAGGCCTAAAGCAAACCTTGCCTATACTGAGTTGATACCAACACAGTATAGGCATTTTATTATGAGCGCTCAGATCCTTTATTTAAGTATTCTAGCGTCTTCCATGGCACTGACGGAATCGCCCGATCCCGCAGCGCTGGCAAGCGTAGAGCTTGTCACGGAATACGCTTTTGATTCAAACGTTGTGGCAAAAGTCATGGTGGTTGATCAAAAAACCTTTACCACTGCCGCCGACCCCTTAAACAACCTTGTTTTTAAGATCAGCTTTAACGACAAGATCGATGGCAGTACGCTAACAGAATTACAAGGCCGTTTATACACTGGCGGCGGCGTTGAGGCGCTAGAAGAAAACCATGCCGATGACTTTAGTTACGTCACAGGTAAGCTAGACTTTCACGGCGCATTAGATAGCCAGTATGACTTTTTCGAGTCCGTCACGACCAGTTATAGCGCAAGCAGTGCAGCAGCGATCAAAACAGCGCTTGAAACCGTGGGCGCATTAAACGAGCTTGGCGCTTATCGCACCAAACAAGTTGAATTGGCCGTACCAGCTAGCACCGTAACCGACCTGACACCAAAAGAGCTTAAAAACGCGTTGTTAGACATGCGCGATCGTCCACGCTACCTAGTCACTTGTGACGTGGCCAGCTTACCCCATATTGAAGCGCTGGCAGAGGTGATGGGTAAGATCAACTGTCACGTATTGCTTGATATTGGCAATATCACCGACTGGCAATCAGCCGTAGCGTTAACTGAGACATTGAGCATTAACGATCACCGTTTTTGGGTGTTTTGGAACCCTAATAAGTCACGTCCAAGCAATGCAACAACCGTGCTGGCGCGTAAAAAATGGCGACCGTGTGTTGGTGATTACCTCGCTCAATTATTGTTGCGCAACGCGGCCACCAATGCCGCTGGCATCCCGCCAATCTATCGACCAATCGCAGGTTACGACTTCCCAGTGGCGTTCCGCGATATGGAAAAAATAGGCGGTTTAACGCTGGATGAAGAAGCACAAAACGCGCTTGCCAGTGCTGGCGTGAACGTGGTTATTAATGAGCGTTTTGAGGGCGGCGATCGCTGGATCTATGGCGATGCGTTGACCCAGTATGACAGCAAGACCAGCGCCTTGCGCCTGATCAACTCATCCGAGATTGAGACTTATACCGCCAATGTTGTGATCGGCATTGCTAAAAAGCACTTGCTAAAAGGTATGAGTAGTTATGTCAAAGATGCGACCAATGAGTGTGAGCGCTTTTTGGATTCATGCGTTGTTGATGATAGTGGTAAGGGCTTGTTGGTGCAGTCGTCAGAGCTTGGCGGTCGTTATTATGCGCTAAGTATTACGCCACGCGCTGACGATCCATTCAGTAAAGTAGATATCAAGTTTAGCCGCCGTCCGCAAGGTTGTGCACGCCAAGCATTTTTAGAAACCACAGTAACGAAGTAATAACCCCACTGATCGCTATCACGCCAGCGTTAGCGATCAGCACCAACCACAGTGTAAATAACCATTTTTCAAGGAAAAGTTATGTTAAACCCAATGATGAACCAACGCCGCCGTGATCGTAACCATGAGCGCCAACAAGCCCAGTTTGATGCAATGAATCCAAAAGATGCCGCCGACAAGTTGGGCGCTGATCGAATCAGCGAACGTATGGCGATTGCGGCCACCAGTCAGATGCGTATTCAGGCGCTATCGGTTGTCTTTATGCTTGCCGCCACGCTGTCAGAAGCCGATTATGACGATGAAGATATCCTACCAAGCGAAGTGCTAGACGCGCTGATGCTTGAAGCGTTTGTTGATGATGACGATGAAGATATCGACGGTATCGATGAAGACGTTAAAGTCGTATTTTCAGCCCACGTAGCAGACGCGCTATCAACCCTTGGCGTTGAAGACTCAGTAATTGATGATCTTTTTGATGATGATGTTGAAGTAGCAGATGCAGCAGCCCTTGCCGCCGCCGAAACGGTACTAGAAAACATGCCCGATGATGGTGATGATCTTGATGTGTTTGTGGCCGCATTTGCTTATAGCGATGAAGACGTGGACGCTGCCGAAGAATCAGGCGCGTTTGATAGTATTGATGATCAAGAACCGCAGTTTGATGCCGCTCGCAAGAAATTGCGCGTTGGCAAAAAGACCGTGAAAAAGGTCAACGGTAAAACGCTTACCTACAAAGCGGTTAAGGCTATTCGTAACGGTAAAAAAGTCACGATCAATAAGCGCATTGGGGGCAAACCGCTACTCAAAGCTGGCCAAAAAGCCGCGCTTAAAAAAGCACGCCGTAAAGCGGGTACTGGTTCCGCGATCAAGAAGCAAATGAAGTCATTTAGTAAAGGTATGCGCATGAACCTTTACAAAGGCAATAAAAACCGCCTAAAAGCCTTACAAAAAGCAGGGGCAGCGCGTTATTTTAACTCTTAATAACGACTAGCCAGCCATAAAAAACCGCCTCAACATGGGGCGGTTTTTTTATTGGAACACCGCCAATGACCCGCCAAGCGATACACCTACAATAGATGGATAAACATTAACATTCATTTTATACAGGTGGCACATGAAACTATCCGATATCACAAAAAAGACCAAATTGGTTGCCGACTTCTCAAAACGCTTGTCTTATAGCGCAAAAGAAAAGATCGTGGCCACCGAGGTTGAAAAAGTTAAGCGCATATCAGGTGCAAGCGTGCGACCAGTCAATATGGCGTTAGAGAACGGCCAAACGGTCAAGATCTATTTGCGCTTGGTTGATGACGGCGCTAAGTACGACATATTCCGTATCGATGTTAACGGTAAGATGATCCCGCTATCAGGCGATTTTGATAACA